ACCGTCTTCGTTACGCTCAAGTTTTGCGTTGTCAGAGTCTATGACCTCTTGAGAAGTCATCTTTCTTACTGAAGGTTTTGCACCGTCCTGCCCTACCATGACTTCCTGAGTTACTGCTATGTTTATTTGTATAGCCTCTAACTCTGCTTTCTTTCTTTGCAACTGGTTAGCCAAATCAGCAGCAGTTGTTGTTTCGCCATCTGCTAGTGCTGCGTTAATCCTTTTGTCTAAGTCAGCAATTTGAGCCTCTGCGTCTGCTTCAAGCTCTGTCCAACCGTCAAGTGTCTGCTGCCTTCCTTCAGGAGTGTCTGCTTCTAAGCCTTCAACAGTATCTGCGTAAGTCTCTTGCCAAAACTCTGACTTTGTTTTCTGGGTTGATCTTGAAATGCCAAGCGATGCCTCTAACTGTTTACGCCTCTTGTCAGTTCCCATTCTGTCTACAGCTGCGGCTGCACCTGTCATTGGACCAGACATAATTACACTTAACAAAACGCCAGAACCAAAAGCCCCAGCCAAATCCATAGTTTCCCATGCAGTTGGGTCAATCTCTGCAAAGCTTCCAGTTTGAAAATATTCAGTAAATGTTTCTGTTGTGCCTTCTGTTGCTATGTTTGCAAGAAACGCTGGAGTCATCTTTACAGCCGAACCACGGAGTCCAGCTCTTGAAGACTGTCTTGCAAACGCATCAGCCATGTCACCAATTAAAGCACCACGACCAGACTTAGACAAAAACTGTTTGCCACGGTTAGTCTCTGCCAACTTTGACAAACCCTTGCCAATAGCACCAAAGCCAATTAAATTGCCTAACCCCTCAAAACCTGCTTCATACAGAGCGTGTTCGTTAATTGCTTTTTCACGATCCTCTGTTGAAACTGTAAAGTTTGGTTCTAAACCATTCAATTCAAGAACAGCGTTTACTTCATGTTCGTATAAATCCATTCTTGTTTGTGCAGCACTCGCACCCATAGCCCCGCCAACAAGACCCGATAAAGTGGTTGCACCAACTACTGCACCAACTGGACCACCAACTGCACCGCCAGCCAAAGCACCACCAATACCAGCGACCGTTGCTGGAAGAGACTGAGCAACCATTTCGGCTGTTTCGCCTACAAACCCTTCTGGTCGAATACCTGTTTGTAAACTTTCGTTTATGCCCCTAAAAGTTTCAGCCCACTCGTTAACCTGCTCTATGTCAAAACCAAGATCATCGACAAAAAATGACTTACCTAAGAAGTCATCTAAAAACCATGTTGTTAAACCAGTAGCACCTTTAAAAAAACCACTAGCTAAACCTTCTTTGAAATCGGCAACAATATCAATATTGTTTGCAGTTGCTCGTTCCATTAACTCTTCAAACTGTGGGATTATCTGAGTTTTAGCGGCAAGCATTCCTGCTCGCCTTGCGGCTTCCATTCTGTCTTGATTGTGAGCTTGACCCGCTTGCGGTTTACGCCAACCATCGCCAGTTAAATCTGTTACAGCCTGACCGCTTTCAATTTGTTGCCTGTACTTTGCTTTCTGCTCATCGGTAAGATCGTGTATCTTGTGAGAAAACTCTCTGTTGCCTTTTCTAACAATCCTGTTACCAGCCTCAATCTCACCCAGATACATAAGGTTTGCAGTTTCATGTTCAGGAGATTTAAGCAGTTGACCAGTATCGGGACGGCGTGATGCCCAGTGACCACTAGATATGTCGTAAAGTGATTCACCAGTTTTACGCATATACTCAATAGCCGAAGCGTAATCGTAGTCTTGATCTTGACCAGACTCGATAGCCTCTCTTGCCATGCTTATAGCGTTGCCAAGCATCTCACGATAACTAGCAGCATACTCCGCTTTCCGCTTGCTTACATCTATTAAATCGTCTAAGAATCCTAGTTCGTTATCACGCTTAGAAAAATTTTGCAAGAAGCTTGTGTCTATGGGATCGCTTTGAGCCATTGTGTAACCTTTAAATTATTACTGAATTAAATCACCAAGTGCTTTAAGTTGAGACGCTATAGATTCTGCGTTTTTATATCGCTCTTTTTCTTCATCTGTAGCATCGTCAGCTAAACCAGCCCTTAAGTAATTTCCATATGCGTCTAAAGCTGATACATAATCATCGTCTTCTACACTGCCTTCAGCTTTAAAACCTAAAGCTTCTACTATTTTAGTAGCCTCTGATTCTGCTGTTCCAACAGGGTCGCTTGACTCTAGTACATTTAACTGTGCTTCTAATTCAATCGCCTTATTATCAAGTTCGATGTAGCGTGAATCAGCTTCATAGCCTTTTTCCCTCATTTGGAACAACTTGTCTTTGATTTCATCCAGTTCTTTTTTCTTGTTTTCTATTTTTTCTTCGTTTGCAGATTGTGCTTCTATTGTTCTATCAATTGCACTCATAACGGCTTCGCCTCTTTGCTTAGCATGAGCACCACGAACTTGGTCTGCACGAGCAGTTTCTACAGGAGACGCTGCGTCACGCTCCCAGCTTTCAACAACGCCGTCTTTATTGCGATCTAAAGCCATCTCTGATTTGGCTTGTTCAATATCAGCTTTAATCAAGTCTTGATTTAGTGGAAGATTAGAATCTAATTGCTTTTGCAACTCATCAACTTTTGCTTGCAGTGTTTGAATCTGAATCGCTTCCCCGTGAACATTGTAGTAACTGTTTAAAGCCGTAACAATGTCTGGTAAGTCATCCTCTGTTAAAACACCTTGCCAACCTAATGACGCAGCAACAGAGTTTAACTGTGCAAGCATGTCACCGCCTTGGCTTAAAATTGAATTGGGGTCAGCCGCTGGATGCGGGAAGTGATACGGCGTTCCGTCTACCCCACCCATTGACAAGTATTTAATCCAAGCCTTGTACGCTTCCATTTTCATAGGACCAAGAGAACTAGGAGATAGCAACGCTTGCCTTCCAGACTTTGGACCATAGGTTGCTGCACCTATACCAGCATGGTATTTGCGTTCTGCGTGTGTCATGTTTGCAGCAGCTACATCTGGGTTTGCTTGAAGATTGTTTAATGATTGTTGGTAAACAGCGTTAGCATCAGTTAACCCCTGTTGAAGAGTCTTAGTAAAAACAGTAGACCTTTGATTAGCGTTGTTTAACGCCTCATTCTCTAACTGCATTTGAACATCTGCCATAGCCTTTTCTTCATCCCTTCTTTTGTTCTGAAGATGCGTAACTAGCTGACTCATGGCTTTATCAGGGTCTTCTTCAAACCTTGACCTAAGCAAAGCTTGATAAGCAGGATCGTCTACTTCATCTAACGATGCGTCAAACTGGGGCTTAAGTTCGTTCTTTTTTTCATCAAGAAGACGCTTCTCTTCTACATGCATAGCAACACGTTGCCTGTTTAATGAGCGAGCTTCTTTCATACCCATCCATTGAGCTGTTGTTACTTTATGGTGTTGCACTTGACCAAAATCATCTAAATAAATTACAATTGGCTCGCCTATGTCACTAGAGCCTAAAGTCATATGCTCTAAACCAACAGGGTTGCCTGATTTAATAGATGCCACAATTTCTGATGCAGAAAGCGGATGGGAGCCCATAACCCTAGGGTCAGCTAGTAACTCTGCTCGCCTAAGCATTTCATTTCCATTGCTTTCAGGTCGCTTTATAGTCTCAGGGATTTCCTGACCCTTGTTTACTCCTGAAGCTATACCATCTACTACTGAAGAGTCAATGCTACCTGCCTCATTTGGTGTTAAACTTTCTGGTGGTGCCATGTTCATTAAAAACCTCCCAACTGCGAAATTGCACGAGCATTGTTATTTTGCTTGTTTGCCATATCTAAAACCTGTTGTACTTCAGTAGGGTAATTCATAAAAGCAGCTACCCCATCTGCTAAAACAAAGTTGTTATATCCACCAACATTTATTCCAATAGTGTCAAAGTAATCCGCTAGTTTTTGCTGGTCAGCCGCCACTGCTTCCTGCCACTGCTTAGTGAGTTGTTCATTTAAGTCTCTGATACGCTGTTGCTTTACTTCATGCTCAGCCTTTTCTTCTTGAAGCTTAGCATCCAACTCGCGTCTACGAGCATGCCGTTCAGCAGCAGCGCTCTCTTTTTCAAGACCACTCGCTTCTGGAGCGTTTGACATTGCAACTTTAGCAGCCCCTCCGACCGCGCTTGCTATTGAACTCCAATCCATTATTAGCCCCTATTTAAAAACGCTTTTACACGGGCACTCAACCCAACTCCTGCACAGAATGAAAGAGCTGCGATAAGTGCTGTCCACCAAATTGTTCCAAAAAATCCACTAACTGATGCTAAGTATTCCATATCAATAACCTCGTTTCCTTAGTTTTTTTCTTGCTGCTTCGTATGCATGATCACCACCTCTGCGTGCAGCTACTGCTTCAGATGGTGTTACTCTGTTTGTGTTTACCTTAAAGTCTAGTTCTGCTGAACGCATAGCACTCTTTGGTATAAACATTCCCATTGCCCAGAAAATACGCTTAATAAAATGACCCACACCCAGATGCCACACTAAGAATGTAACGCCCAGAATTGACGCAGCGATAAACGCTCGATCAATTAAGTTCGCCCACCAAGGAGTAGCGTCCCTAACTTTAGGCAAAGTCATTTGTATATCAGATGCGAGTTCTACTATTTCTTCTTGCTTCTCTATCGCAGACAAAGCCTCACCTTCGACCACCGAGAAGTCATTAGCTTCCATAATGACCTCAAGGTGACCAATGGTGTCCGATGCGTTACTGCGAATCACTTCGCTGTTAGCACCTATCCGCTCAACTTGTGAACATCCCACAAGAAGAGTTATGGAGAAGAATAGAGAAATTCGTTTCATCCTGCCCCCTTCATGAGCAGGCTTATTAGAGTTACTGCCAACCCTGCCATCCCACCAATTACGGCAGACTTGGCTTGTAAGACCCAGACATTCTTCTCAATGTGTCTGAGCCTTGAGTTCATATCAACTAACTCGTTATCAATAGAATCTAACCTATGCAATACTAGGTTAGCATCTTTTTCCCAGCTTGTGTCTTTATCTGTCATATTAGAACCCAAATCCACCTAGTAGACTACTAGCAAAGTCTAGCCCTACACCCACGTTACGTTTTGCTAAATCAATGTGTCTGCCAGCCCACTCACTCCTGAATTGTACACCAAGTTCTTCAGCGCCCAAACGCCTTCCAGCCCAGTTACCTCTTAAGCTTGCAAGACCTTCTGCAAACTGTCCCTGTAAGCCAGACTGACCGCCTATTCTCCATTGGTCAAAGTTTGCCATATCCATACCCTGACGAGCAGTAGTAGCAGCATACCTTTGAGCGTAATCAGTTTCAACGCCAGCTTCTGCCAAGCCTTGTTGCACCCCAATAGCACCCATCATTTGATTGCCCCAACTTGTGTTAGACAACCCTTGCATAATGTTTTGAGCACGGGTTTGTCCACGTAGCTCTTGGAACTGTTGACCAACAGCTTGCAACGAAGCTTCTTTACCAGTATCCAAGAAGCCCATCTCTTCAGCTTGGCGTAGTTGCAACTGTTCTCTGGCTTGCATTGTGCTTTGTTCAAAGAAGTCAAGCATCTCACGGTATTGTGACTGATAGTCTCCTAGTGTTTGCTCTTGCATTCCACCTTCGCCAAAGATGTCTTCCCAAGCATCTTCCCAAGGTCCCATGACATACTGCTGTTGGGCGTTAATGGCATCTTCAATATCGTCACCACCAAAAAACCCGCCAATTGAACCAAAGAACGCATATTGCATCCAAGAACCGTCACCCTCTAGCATGCTTTTAACTGCAAACAGAATAAACGCAAGACTAATTACTGGTGCAATGTGTTTAATAATCTTATGTAATTTTCCCATATCTATCCTTACGATGCTATCACTGAACGGTATGGACCGCCTTGTTCTAAGCTTATAGCTAAATCCTCAAGAACCCACATAGTTCCAGAAGCTGTTATTTCTACTTGGAAATCACTTTCCCTTTTTCTTACCCTAAACCTATTGTTACGCCCTCTATTCAATGTCCAACTCTGTAGTAAGCGTTTGGTTGTTGCGTCTTGTGTTGGGTCTACAATAACGGAGCTTGCTGTAAAGTTACTTGGTAGGATCTCAACAGAGTTCCAAGTTGACAATGATAATGATGCTGTTTCTTCGTCAGCCATGTAAAGAGGAGGAGCGTTGTCTCCAGCACCAAACACTGCCCAACGCCCATCAAAGTTTGAAGACTCTGAAGCTGAAGTGTTACCGCCCATGCGAACTGTATAAGAATTAGACCGTGACCACTTCTTCATAGAGTCGCTTGATGCAGAGTCGTTTAATGTATAAGTGCCTGTTACATCAGCGGCAGAGCCACCGTTAATAAACTGTTTCCAGTTAGCGCCTGCTTCCAATGCAAATGTTTCGTCTTGTATATCGTTGCTATCTATAGCAGTACCAGTAAGCGTCAAACCAGTAAGCAAGTCAAGACCATTCCAATTATCAGACATACGCAATACCATCTTTGCTTCAGATGAGTCAAGATACGGGTCTTCAGTTTTTATGTTAAGAAGACCTGCTTGATAATTCAAATCAATACTCTTTTTAACACCCTTCATTATTGCTAACAAATTGCCGTTTGCATCTGCACAACCTATAGAAGACGCAGTAGATGCGTTGACCCCTAAAGATGAATCAAAGGTTAGAGTTACCGCTGACGTGCCGCTTGCCAAATCATTCAATACAATTGTCTCATTGTTCAAGTTTGAGATAGAACTATCATGCAACGAGATAGTCGCTTGTATAGCTGGTCTATACTCAGTGCCAACCGCAGTAATGCTTTGACCACCTACAAAGACTGAAGGTATTGTGACTGAACTTGCTATGGTTTCTGTTATTGGTCTATTGCCTCCACGACCATCAACAGCCTGAATTATACGTAAACTCTGAGCTCCATTAGCAGCAGCTCCTGCCGCGGGGTCCACAAAAGTAAAGACGCTACTTCCCCCAGCATTGTGTCCGTTAGCGTGATTGATAGCCGCCTTAAGTTGAACCAAGTAAGTGTAAGCGTTGGACACACTTCCCGTTGTGTTTATACCAACAGCAATGCCACCAATTAACGCATGGTCAGCTGGAATAGTTCCGCTTCCGTAATCGCTACCTTCTGCTAAGACTGTGCCTGTTGCTACACCGCCAGCGTTAGTGTCAGTTACTACATAAGTCTTTGTCACACCCGCTGTGCTTGTTATTGTTATGTATTGTAGTTCTGCTATACCGTGGTCTATTGCATCACCATCGGCAACAGTAATAACTGCATACGCCTTTGCATCTGCGTTACCCGTGTCAATGATAGCTGATGGGCTGTACGGAGACGAACTGCCCTCTTCAAGTGTTGCAACACCACCATCAATAACAAGCTCAGTCTGAGTTACCTTAATATCGCCACTAACGCCAGAAAGTATTTGAGCCATTTCTGCACCATACAAGTTTAATGTTGGTCCAGCTGGCGTAATGCCATCAGTTGCAGTTACCTCGTTCCTGTCTAGCAAAACGTCTAATTCAGTCATAAGTAAACGTTGATTAGAAAGACCAGCGTTTATCGGTGCCCAAGCTATCCTGCTTTCAAAAGTTTCTTTCGCATCATCAGGAGAGTTGTTAGACGCTGATTTTAATGGGCTTGTGTGAGATCCACCGTCATACGCTAAAACACCTGAATTTGGTTGAGTAGTAATTCTTCCTGACTTGCAGCCTATCCAAAGACCTTCACGCTCACCAGATATAGGGGAGTACAAACAAGTTGTTCGCACTACGTCCATTCTGGGGTCAGACACTTTAAACGTCCACCATGATTGCGTAGCAATATGATGCATGTAATGAACTACATTTAACGGATCAGCCTCTCTATTAACAAACAATAGAATTGTGCCACGCGGTGGGTCATAAGCCAAGTGTAAGTCAACTTCAGAAGAGTTAACACCACTAAAGAAACCATCAAGCCTACCAGTAGTAATGCTTTGACCACGCTGAATGTTAAACTGGTTAGGCTGAATTAAATAAACGCCATCGCCACTAGCAACGTAACAACTCTTTTCTGGTCCTTGACACCACGCATCAGGTCCCATTACACCCACGCCATTGCTCATGCGTATCATTTGTGCGCCAGTAGTTACAGGGTCAGCAGTTAGATACGTCAATGTACCTTTGCTTGCCATCATCAAACCCGCTTCACCGAACGGGAATATCGCTGTAATAGGTTCACCCAACACACCAAACTCAGTAGAACTATCACCAGCCTGAGCATCGCTTGATGACAAAGCTGTTGGAGTCCAATCTTCTGCGTCACCAATCTTGGACATAAACCAGTTGTTAGGACTAGAACTAATTCCAGCCATAACAATTCTAGCACCAAAACGTGTAATCAAATTACATTTGTTGCCATATGCATCAGTAGGCATTCCACCTGTACCGTTGTAGTTAGTCCACTCTTCTATGACTGGTGTTGTAGCAGATAAATCTATCTTGTAATACTGACGACCTGTAACAAGGTACACAACAGTACCGTACATAGCAGCTCTAACTGTATCACTTGGGTGTATTCTGTTTTGACCAGCAGCGTATGCAGCCCCGCTAAAGTTCGTAATTGTAGCGTTGTCTAAATTACCTGTAATATCAGTATTGCCCGTAGATGACGCAGAACCAGCATCTTCTTGAGTTATGGTAACAACAGAGCCTGACGCTGAAGCGTTTAAATGCGCATTACCGTCTAAACAGGTTGCAAGTGCTGTGGCATGAGCATCGGTATCTGCACCAGTATTCAAAAAAGATGGAGTATCATCATCACCAGTTGTTGTGCTGCCAGTATCTATAACTGTTGCAACAATAGTGTCGGGAGCACCTACATCGTTTGGAACAATGGTCAATGTTTTACCAGTTGTTGGTGTTCCTGTAAACGTCACCGTTGCAGTTGCAGCTGCTGTGCTGTAAGCAATATCATGCGTGTTACCGTCACTGTCAGCGTAAAAGACTGAACCCCCAGCAACTATAAGAACCTCTCTAAGCAGTGAAGTATCTCTGTACACTTCATACTCAAGCAAGCACTGTACGTTTAGGTCATTGTTTACACCCATATCTGCAACTGCTGCAAAGCCTTGCCTAGTTCCAATCCTTCGCCTGTGCTCAAAGTTATCCATTGGGACAACGTTCATCATAGACGTACTAAACCCATCTGCTCCGTGCTGATGATTCAAGCTGTCGGAGTAACCGTTAATCGGGATGGGCATCTGGGCTGTTGGCATTATTGGGTCCTCAACCCGTAAACTTCAAAGGTCCCAGTAATGTTGTAACCACCATCGTTTTCTATTCTAAAGTTCTTAATATGATTACCGTTTTTATCTTTAATATTAATAGCATTGGTTGTAGTAAGCTCTCTGTTTACTGTTACTGAGTGAACCAAATACTCACCTTTGTTATCGTGTTCACTACAACCTGAAATTACAACTCTGGCAGAAGACCGTTGACCAGAGCTGCCCGAACCCATTTTGGCAGCACTTATTGAAAAAAAACTACTTCCGCCAGTAGACCAGCTGGTACCTCTTTTTACGTTTAGCCTTAAAATGTCTTGATAACTATGGCTCATTAAACCAGACAACACTATTAAAAACTCACTATAAATATCTGAAGCGTCAGAGTCACACATGGACGCAGTTGCACTTGTAGCATTAGACCAAGAACCCGAACCTAATAATTCATAACCTATGTAGTGACTGTCATCTACATACTTTTTAGTAGCTACGCCTTGATTAGTAGTCGGGTCAACAACATTGATAATCTTCTTAGTGTTCATATCCAATTCGCCATGGATATTATGTTCAGCTGTTCCAGTCATACTAAGAACACCGCTGCCTGTGATATTAACCGCAGACACGTTTGATGTTGTCGTAATTACACCAGAAGCATCTATGTTCGCACACTTTGCAATGTCACCATCATTGTCAACTCTAAAGGTACTGTTGTTATTATTGTAATGATGAATAACAGCGTCAGTAGCATTGGCACTACCTGATGAGCGTGTCATCAACTGACCATAATTAGTTTCGGCTTTAATTTGAACGCCTGTTGTTGTGCCCGTGTCTGCACCGATTAACACCTTCTTGCCAGCGTCTATTGTTGTGTCACCCTTGACAGCAACGTTGCCACTCTTGTCTACTGAAAAGACAAGTGTTGTTGAGTCATGTGCTTCAACGCCAAGGATTTTCGCGTTTTGTTCTTCAAGACCTTTAAGCAAGAAGGTAGTAACGTCTCCAGAACCGCCAGTGCCGCCTACAGGTTGATTTGCTGCGGAACTAGAGTTTTCAAGAATGTTTGCTACGCCAGACATTACAGGTGTTGCATGTGCAAGGTCCTTCCAAACAGAAGTGCCGTTGCCCACCTTTAAGCCTACGGTATTATTATTAGAGTCTAATACTAACCCAATCTCGCCTTGCGCAAGTATGGGGTTTGCAAGGTTCCAGTCACCTTCTGTATCTCTTCGTACTTGTATTTGTGTTGCCATAGTTTAACTCGATGTAAATACTTCCCAATATGAATCGTATGTAGGATTTTGCTCGTTTCCACTTGCACCGTTTACGCTTACACAAATGTAAGAGTTACCAGTTTCTGTGTAATGAACTAAATCGTCTTTAGCGTAAGTAGTAGAAGCAGACCATGTGCCTTTCCAAAGAATGTTGCTTGTAGCAGGTGCGTCAACTGTTCCCGCTGCGTAAGTCTGTCCTGTTGATCTAACCCCAGCGGCAGGCAATGGACCATAGTCTGGAACCATTGTGCCGTCTTTACGAAGGGCTCGGTCTAAGATTACTCCCGTGTCAATAACAGCAATCCTTTGCTGTGTTGTTCCATCCTCGCCACCCTCAGCAAACGCTCTTAAGTATTCCATGTACAACGGCTCAACATACGCAGCAATAGAGAGTGTCGTGTTAGGTGTTGTAGAACCGTCCATGTTCTCAGCCGTTAGCTCAGTCCAATCAGAACGATAGCGAACATAAAAACTGTTCGATGTATTTATTGGTGGTGAAGGATAGACATCTAGTCTTGGCGTTGAACCACTAAACACTAGTGTCACAATGTAACTCATCTCTGGCTCAATACCAGTTGACGATAGCCTCTGGAATGTTGCAGGATCAACAAAGCTTAACGATGTTGACCAAGAGTTTGCTGGTTCAAATGAAATGATCTCGCCACAGTCTGTTGGCAAGTCAATGTAAGCCCCAGTGTTCTCGGCTGACTCAATAGTTAAGCCTGACGCTGTACGCTCTCTAAACCTCCACGCTCTATTGAACAAGTGTTCGCCAGCGTGGTTTGCTATCTGTGCAATACGATCATTAACAGTCGCTGTGCCACCTCCAACTGTTGAAGGATCGCCGCCAACTGCAAGTCTTATCGCATCTCTAATTTGACCGTAGGTAAGTGTCATAGTATTCCCTCAATGGTTGCGAGTAGGAGGCTCTCCGAAGAAAGCCTCCCGTTCGGAACCAGTAGGTTCAGTTTAATCAGGAGTTTGGTCCTGAGCAGTAATTGCTTGCCATCCGTCAAACAAGACAGTGCCTAAATTATTAGCACTAAGAGTGTCAACTGCAATGCCACAACAAACATTGTTGTTTCCTGTGCCAGAGTGTTCAACAGCTTTACCAGTAGCGTTTGGCATAAAGCGAACACCAGCGGCAACATCACCACCGCCCAATACTTCTACTTTGCCGCTAAGAGCACATAGTCCTGTTTCGCCTGACGCGATGTCTTCTAGAGCAACAGCATAAATACCGAATGAATCCGCATTTGAAAGCGAAACTTCTTGGTCACCATCAGGTTCAAGTGCAGTGAGTGTACACTCTACAATATTCCCCTTACTGATAGCCTCAGTCGCTTTGCCAACAAATGTTTCTGTTGCCCAACTAATTCCTTGCATTCCTGCTGTAGGTGAAAGTTTCATAATAATATCCCTTTCTTATTAGCTAGTTTCACGAGGGGAAACAATACCGTGTCTCATACGAGAGCTAGGTAGCAAGTTCCACCAAGTGTCAGTTGGTTGAATGTTAGTGAATGGTTGATTCGGATGTCGCATGACATCGTGCTTAACCATGTAACGGCGTGCGTGAATGAATGGTGTCATGTACTCACCATTGATCCAGTAGTAACGAGCACCTTTGTCGATTGTTGCATCAGCAAATTCTGTGCCACCAGTGCTGTCGATAACGACATCCACCGATGTTTGGTTACGACCATTATAATCGTCAGCTGGAGCAGTACCCGTACTCTTGTTGTACAAAGCTGCTTCATCTAGTTGTGACGCATAAGTCAGTGGAATACCACTGTATGCAGGTGCTGAGTATGCAGCGTCTTGCATTGATACTAGACGGTCATTTGAATCACGAAGTGCACGCTTATACTCGTTGATGCCTCGTCTTGAACAAACAATTTTCTGTTGGTTCATTGAAGCATTTTCAAAGTATTCTGCATTAGATGAAGGTGGTCGGAAATCAAGTTTCAAGAACATTTCATCAAACGCTGTGATCAAACCATACACATTGTGGTATGTGTCTGATGATTCATCAATGTGATACTCTTCAAATTGCTTGCGTTCCGCTACTGCGTTTGCAGTTTTACCTTTGTCATAAAATACAATTTGGTTACCCCAAACAGATTGATCGTCAGGGTCAATACCAGCAACTGTTGTCCAGTCACCAGAAGCTTTTGCAGGAACATATCCTACCCAGTTGCCACCAAGTGATTTACCGTTTTCGGTAATAAAGCATGGAATTGAGTAAGGTGTTTTACCTGAACTTGATTCCATTTCACCTGATTGTCCCCAAGGGCTTGCCCATAGAGATTCTTCCAAACCGTTCACGAGTGATGTAACCATTCGTTGTTCTTTAGCTCGTTTGAGTCTTTTGTATGCAGCTTTCATTGCTTCAGATGAAAGACCGTCACCAGCGTTTAGTTCAACTTCATGATCAGTCCATGCTAAGTGATCGACAGCAAATCGCCAGTCAGCGGATACTGTGTCAAGAACTTGAGGATTGGACCAAGTGAATGTTTCATTTGGTTGATAGTATTGGAAAGTTGCACCGTCACTAGTCATCAAAGTTTCACGAACTTCCGTTCCACCTTGAATTGCTCGTTCTTTCCCTTTAACGAGATCGCCCCATAAGTAGCGTCTTTTGACGGCTTCGTTGATGATAGTATCAGCACCTGTTAAGTATGCAGGTCCTGTTACTTCCATAAAATCACGGAATTTATCCGCAGGAGTGCCAGCCATGACAATTCCCCTTTACAGTCAAATAGTTAACGCATTGCTGCCTTAGCCTGATCGACTGTACCCCCGCCAAGAAGTATATCCAAAGCAGCGTCTTCAGCTTCTTCTTTAGTCGCTGTACGCTCTATCTTTGCACTTCTCTTTGGTGGGCTAGGAGTTGCAGAACGCTTCGTTACCGAAGGCTCCCCAAGCACCTGCTTCGCCGCCACATGCATCAGGTCATCAATGCTAGTAAAAGTCCTTGGTTGTGCCTTCCCTAGTTCGCTCATGCGTTCAATGACTTTAGACTTCTTGTCCGCAGTAACATTGCCCCATTTCGCTAGAACTCTCGGTGCCGCTTGCTCCACTGCTTGCTGCACCTCAGACATAACCACACGGCGATTCGCTTCATCAAGTTGTGCACGGAGTTCGGTTAACTCTTGTTGCATTTGTCGAATTGGCTCAATCGCTTCCTCACCGACTTCATCGGCAAGTGCATCCAACGGAGTGGTTCCCTCGGTGGACTCTTCTTCAGCATCTGTAGGTTCAGATACATCCGACTCGTTTGTTGCAGCAACTCCTTCGAGTTCCCGCATCTTTTCAGTATAAGCATCAACATCTGACTGTCGCTTCATAGCCTTGGTTGCCCACTCAGCCAACAGTTCAGGGTCTTTGCTTATCTGATCAATAACAGTTTGAGGCACGCCGTCTCGTCTCAATGCTCTAAGCATCTCGTCATCAGGCTCAGCAACCTCTTCACTATCGTTTACTATTATTTCTTCAACAGACTCTATTTCCTTAGCCTCTGTCTTTTCTACTTCCTCACCTGCAAGTATTGCATCAAGGATTGCGTCTTCATCGTAAGCGTCAGCAGGTGACGATACCTCTGCACCAGAAGGAGTAGACGGTGCATTGGCTGCTTCAGTAACCACATTGTCATTCTCGTCTACCTGCTCCACGCTTACATTGTTTTCTATTTCACTCATGGTCAATCCCTTTCATAGCCATGCCTGCTCATAATTTCACGCTCTTGGTTTCGTGATGTTATGATCGGCTTGCCTTGCCTTGTTGTATCACAGCCCTTCAAGTTTCGTGGCAATGAACTTGATACATACGGATAACCGTGCACCTTTGCTTCCATGCCAGCGTCTACCTGAAAGTTTACGACTCTTCGCCACTGTGCCCCAGAGTGTTCTACTATTTCACCAATACAAGGAGCGTTGTCCATTCTGTAAAAGAAGTCACGCTTATCCCCTGTATCTACATTTACAAATTCATACATCGGCATTAGATAGCCCTCCCACTAGGACTTCCTGCTCCAACGCCTCTCATTGCACCAGACAATGCGTCACCAACTGACGCTGATGGGCTTACTGCCTCTCCCCCAGCTGGTGCTGGCGGTTGCATCATCTGTTGCTGTGCTTTCTTTAAGTTGATTATGCTGTCAAGATCAGGCATGTTCAATGAATCGCCTACCGTCTCTAACAACTTACCCCAGTCAACGAACGGCATAGCAGGAGCCATTTGACCGATTTGCATAACGAGTTGAATCAACTCAACAACACGCTTCTGTTGCAATGCTTCATCTACACGCTGCATTGAGTGTGCTTGGACTCTCAATGACATGGCAGCGTAAGTGTCTTTACGACCACCCTTCCACTTGACAGGTGATCCAGCCACCTTGATACCTTCTTTACCCAGTGGCATCTCAAGTTCTTTGTCGTGCCATAGATACCAGCCCACATTCCACAACACTTCTGACACACACTCAGCAAACTGCTGTTGCAACCAACTGACTCTAATACCAGCCGATGTTGCAGCAGTTGTAACTTCCGTTGCAGTTGTGTCTCCATGGATGTTACCCCGCATAACTTCAGACAACCCAGTCAAACGGTCTAACCTGTTCTGTGTTAGTTCCGTGTAACCAATCTGTTGCTGAGTGACTCCACCCATTTCAAGTTGCACCACTTTATCTTTATCCAAGTTATCCACTGGTACTACCATGAGGTCAGGCTTATTTGCAATGTCTTGTGCGAACTTGGTTGCGGTAGAGTCAACAGCGACCATGCGTCTGTAAGCAGATGCAGATGTTCCCATTGAACGCAAGTGTGTATTCAACTCTTGAATGAGTTGATCTGCGGCGGTTAGCGGTCCAAGTGGGAACTGATCGCTTGGTACGCAGTACGCACCAAACATAGTGTATGGTCCAGTCGGTGGACCGAAGTATGGTCTAGGCTCTGCAATGATTTCAACATCACCTTCAGAACCTTCACCGATTATGTAGATTGTGCCATTGTGCTTGCCATCTTTAGGATGGTCATCAAGCTCATGTTCAGGAACCCATATCTCTGTGCAGATGATTTGATCCCTGTCTGGTATGTCTCTTCTCTCACCGTATTTAAACTTGTAGTCACCTGATGAACCACCAGTAGTCAGCTTCTTAACTGCTTCAAGATCGTAGTATTCATCGTCTTCTGCTTTTTTAATCAGGTCATCGTGATCAACTGCATAACTGTGACCCATGAACCGTGCTTCCTCAAACGAGTCAGCGGCAGGGTCAAGTATGAAATGCTCAGGAGATATTCTGTAAACCCTTGGCGATGTGCCCATGTGATGCGGGTCAATCCTACGCATGCTCTCTACTGGTTCACGAGTAACCATCGCAACGCCCCACATAAAGAGCATGTCAGTTGCAACACGCTGTAATGATCTACGAAGACTAGAACGCATGCACCATCTGTTCATAGCAGACTCAAGCAGTTCAGCTGTCATGCCATCTACGATTGGATCGTCAGCCTCAATCTCTACTCTTGGCACATCATAAGCAAGTTTAGGTAGAACAAGACCAATATAAGAATACGCAAAGTTCTCTGGGTCAGCTGCTGGACTCATGCCAGCACCCGTGTACGAGTCTTTGTACGATGATCCTGAGAACCTGTTCACTTGATCTGACCAACTAGCCAAGTGCTTGTCACGCCACGCTCTAGCCGCAGTAATCTCGTTTCTTAATTGCTCTTTGTCTAGCTTAAGCATTATGAGCAGTCCCACTTATCTTGTAGATAATTCAAAGTTTGTGTTCTCTCAGCAGCAGTGTGAGCACCCGACCACACAAGTACCTCGGCAATCTCGCCATACCACACATCAGCCTCATCAACATCAGTGCCTAAAGTAAGTGTAATTGTTTCGCCTAATGAGTCAAACATTGTGTCAGGGTCAACTGAGTATTGTGTACCCACACCAGTGTCATCCCAATCACATGCTACGCCACCAATCCACTGCTCAAAAGTCATGTCTGAACCAACATCAGTGCAGACATTAAACGATGTGACCGCTGTGCCTTGCGTAAAATCAATTTGTGATGTGTCAAAATGGTTAGCGTTACCGTTGATTCTAAACGCAGCACCCTGATTGTGTCTCATCAGAAATACCTTGTCGTTCTGACCACCACTGCCATTAAGCACGAAATACTTCTCAGTGCCATCAGAATTTGATGTTTCATTTAACACCATGGCGATTGTCCATTCAGGGTCTATTGCCGCTGAACCACCACTACCAAATATATTAGAAAAATCAATGTCTGTGTTATTAACATAGGTAGGTGTATTATTAGACTTGCCGCCATCGTGAGTTAACTTCATTACCTTCTTGCCAGCAAATTGACCTGCGGTCACACCAAACGATGGCATTTTATCTACCGTAGTCATCACCAAGTGATTACCCTTACCTGAACGGTCGTACAGTTTCACTTGTAGAGCACTGTCCTCAAAGAAGTCATTATGCGTAGTACACCACAACTGTAAGTCATTCATCCTTGGAGGAAGAACTACAGAGTCAACAACATTGTTATTGTTATTTAGCGTGTTATTATTCAATAACCGCCCCGCCTGACCTTCTTACCAGTCTTCTTAGCAGCCTTCTTTGCTGCTGCCTTGCCCTTTTTAGTGTAAGGATATTTCTTCTTTCCTACCTTTGGCATAGTGCCCCCCTTGTGTTTATGTGGCTACCCACGATATATCGTCATTGTTTTGTGCTGCAATAGCGTAAATCAAACTTGGTGAGCCTGCTGAAATTGTTATCTGCTGACCTGCTCTTAACTCAAACCCTGTTGATGTAGACACTGACGAGTCGCCAATGTACACTGATCCTGCATTCGCTACCATTGCTTTAATCGTAACTTCTGACATTACAAGGTCTTGCGAATCGCCTATTACAGTAGTTGATGAACTTGACAAGTTAGTTTGGCCAGAGTAAATGGCTGTTGGTTTTATTCTTTCAAATGATGGCATATGCCCTCCCTACGGTTTGTATCGACAAACTACCTAACAAAATACTAATTTGTCAACTCATATTCGGTAAAATGTCGTCCATTTTAAATATTGTTTTAGCCTGAAAGTCAGGCAAGCCTGTCTCTGGCTCAACCCTGTCAGCATTACCACACGCCCTTTCAGCCATGCGTAGTGCCAAGGCAATAGCGACAACTCTGTCACCGTGTGCCTCAACAGCCCCACTAGAACTATCAAGTTCAAGTCTAGCAGGACCTATCCCGCCATTGTCGTACACAACTGTAGTTTCCATCTCATCTAGTATTTCAGAGTCAGGAATAGTTATTGTGTCATCAGCTATAGCCCTTGCTAAGTCACCAAACAATGTTCGCTTCTCTTGCCTAGATGATGTCCAACCTGGCTTGCCACGCTTCTCACGATAAATAGCAGGATACTTTAAACGCTCAAGGTCATGATGCATTGCAGCACCTGGACCATTGACTTCCCATCCAATTAGCATGTCCGAGCGACCTCTCGCCCAACTTCTACCAGCAACAACCATCTCTCTTGCTAAATCGTATGGTGAGCAGTGTGGGTCTACATATACAGCAACGACCTCTCGCCTCTCTACATCTAGCATTACCGCAGCAGCATTGTGTCTACCAGTGCCATAAGCAGGGTCTGCTCCAATCACTAACTTACTGGCTCTTGTTGGCTCTCTGAACACACGCCATCGACCCGATGGTGAGTCAACTAGATGTCCTTCAACGACCTCGCACCGCCTTGGTTCTGACACTGCCTGCCTGCACCTAACAATGTGAGCCAATGAAAAGAAGCCCTTACCTGCGGTTGAAGGCAATGCAAGCACGTTCTCTCTAATGTCTACAAGGTCACGCCTTGACAGTTGCCTCTCGAACCATGGTGACCAGTAGTATTTTCTTCCTGGCTCACCAGTCACTGTGCCATCTATGTCAGTACGCCACTCGCCTCCTTTGGATTTAGCAGGATGACCCTCATATGTCGTGAGCACTGGGACAGGGTCACCCAATGACTCTGCTGTTGGCCACAGCGTTCTAGTGAAGTAACTGCCTGTTAAATGTGTACTTACAGCAATCCTGCATGATGTTGTATCCGCTGCTGAACGCCACGCTGCTTCTAGTTTGTCTTGTGCTGCTGCCTCATCAAACACTACAAATGTACGCCTACCACCACGACCAATGTGTTCAGTCGTTGATTGACCGACAATTGAGTGACCATCGGGATGAGTGAGCACCATGTGCCTTCTGTTCTTTCCACCTGGCATCAGAACGCTACGATCACATGGTAGTAAACAGGAAGGCAACTTCTCAACCATCGAGTCTATTCGAGGGAAGAGGGAGTCTAAGTCGCCCGACCTGTCTACCAAATCCTCAGTCCGTGAACATATGAGCACAGACCAGCCATGATATAGCCATCCCCACAAGGCAATAGACAGCATGAGCCATGAAGCACCCATCTCCCTACTCTTTGCCCAGACCACATCATTGCCATCCCTTATGTTGTTTACTACACCCCTAATCACACCCTGCTGGCTCTCCCATGGTATGAATGGCTGCGTTGATGTTTCAGCAGGTCGCTCAGTGCCATCATCAGTGACCTCTTTAATGACCTTTGTCCAACCACCAGCCATTAAGAACGCAACTGCATCCTGCTCAACGACCGCCCTAACAACAGCCTGCTCTTCAGGTGTGCCTGCGGTCATAGCCCTCAACTCAAGGGCAAACTCCAATGTGTCATCACTGTGCAGTTGTTGGTTCGTCATCAGTTCCGCCTGGTAGTGCCCTCATTCTTTGTTCTATTTGCTTCACAGCCTCACGGACCAACTCTTCATCAACTCTTGCAATTTGCAGTGGACCACCACCAGGACCTGTGATTTGCGTGTGTGTTTGAGGTTGATACTTCTGTCTATTTGCTTGCAGTACAAGACGTGCAGCATTGACTTGGACAGCAGAGCCTTCTTCATGACCTAGAGCTATATCTTCGAGAGCCTGCTCAACACGGTCAACTCGCTCTCCCAAAGCCTGATCTTCCTCTAGACGGAATCCCTCCGAGGATTGTCTCAAGCGATATATGTGGGTCATCGACAAGCCAGCCTTGTTTGCTGCTGCGCACTTCCCCAAAGTTGGCAGCAGTCTTAGATACTCCGCCTTTGCTACTTCTGTCTTTGATTTGCTCATCGCACCTCTCGCCTGTACAGCATGGCCCAATATTAACACCACAACGCACACACTGCATGTGTCCATGCACGATCACTACTTTTTTACTTAAATTACAATAAGGACAACGTCTCATAGACAAAAGTATATAGCAAAACTATAGCATTGCCATAGCAAAGCCATGAATTTGTCATAAGCAAATGGATAGACATCACCTTCACCATCACCTTCACCATTACCTATACAAATACAGTCAATAATTACTACACAATTAGACATCTTTTGATTGGGTTTTCATCTATTTGATATTTTTTTTCAAGATTAGTCACATATTGATAAAGTTTTCTGTTACCCTCTTCCGATAGATAGGTAGCAGGAGGCGGGGTCGTATTCAACTACTCCTTCACGGCCCCGCACCTGCTTTTTAAGGAGCAAACTAATGACTAAGCAAACAAGAACTGAGATGCACCATGTCAACATCCAGAGCCACAACACACGGTTCGGTCAGAAAGCTGGCATGACCAAGACCAAGAAGTCAAACACTAGAACTGTAAGTGTAAAAGCCTCATACAAGAAACGAGGTCGCAAGTGAGTAGACTAATACCTAAAAACACAGTGTTTTGGCACGAGCATTTGTCTGGCAACCAGATGGGTGTCAACTTTAACAACAAGTTGTACAAGCTGAATAAGATTATGGCTTTGGGTCAGATGCCCTACTACATATTGGTTAACAAAGTAGTAGATCAGCGTTGGGATTACAGGGCAGAGAAGTTTGTAGGCAGAAGCCATTGGAACATACTTATCAAAAAGTGGGTAACACCCAAGGAGCACTTACGTTGGGGAGAGTGCAAGAGTACGCCAAAGCAGTCTACTTTGTGGACTAAATACGAACCAAAAAGCAGCGTAAGTGTATCTGATTTGTATGGTGTTTACCTAACCAAAGAATACCACGACAAAATCAAAGACATCGAAGAGTTTAACAAGTCAAGGATTAAGTGGCTCAAGGGTCTTAAACTTGCCACATGGAAACTCAAGAAAAGGCGTGATCTTTACAGTATAGTGGACGGTCTTATCAGAGAAGCAAGCGTAGACACGGCTAGATTGCCTAAAGCACACATGTGGAAGGATGGCAGTAGATGGACTCCAGTTACATTTGATGGAGACCCTGCGATATTCTTTGACACACTGGAAGAAGCACAAAACTACATTAACACTAAAAAGAGTGAAAAGGAGTTATCACTATGAAAACAGTTGAACACAACCCAGTTAATATACTTAGGGCAACCTACTTCGAGAACAAGGCGGTTAATCAGTCGCTACTCAAGCAGGTCTTGAAGTCACCACTTCATGCATGGCACTACATGAACACCCCAAATGAGCCAACACCAGCAATGGCACTAGGCACAGCAATACACACAAAGTTACTTGAATACGACCTATTTGAAGAAAAGATTGCTGTTCTGCCAGAGATAAACCGCAGGACCAAAGAGGGCAAAGAGCAATACAACAGGTTTGTTGCGTCAGCAAAAGGCAAGACCATAATTACACAAGAACAGAACAAGAGGTGTGATGCTGCCTTTGCCATGGTTTGCAAAAACGACAAATTTTGCAACATCCTTGATGATGTGAACTACGAACATGAGTTGGCATTGGGGTGGGAAGACAAGAAGCACAAGATGAACTGCAAGGCATGCCTAGACCTTATCAACTTTGAAACCAAAGAAATCATTGATCTCAAGACAACTTCTGATGCAAGTTACTCAGGTTTTAGCAGGTCTAGTGCAAACTTCATGTATCACCTGCAAGCAGCATTCTATCTAAGAGCCGCTACAGGTCTTAGTGGCGTTGAGGCGATGAAAGATGGTTGGACATATAAGATTATGGCTGTTGAGTCAGTTCAACCGCACGGCTGCGCAATGTTTGAGTTTGACAAAAACGCTATCGCAGAGGGCGACAGACTTGTTGAGAGAGCAATGACTGCATGGGCAAATGCACTCGTCTGGTCAGAGTTTGACGGATACACACAAGAGACACAGAAACTATCACTTCCAGTTTGGGCCATTTCAGAAGAGTAAAGGAGGCTACTATGACTACCAAGAAGACTACTAAAAAAACAACACAGAAGGACATATGGAACACGCTATCCAAGATAAACGTCAACCAGTATTTACAACAGAAGGGTAAATACCCATACCTACCCTGGGGTGATGCTTGGAAAATTATGATGGAAAACTACCCCGATGTCACATTCGAGAACGAGTACAACGATGATGGCTACCCAGTCTTTTATGACCCACAAGGTCGTGGGATGGTTAGGGTTTCAGTCATGGTCTGCGGCTTTACGCACACAGAGGACTATATGATCACGAATTATAGCAATCAGTGTGTTGAGAACCCGAATCCCGCACTTGTAAACAACTGTCTAAAAAGGGCTTTGGTGAAGTGCATGGCATACTTCGGCTTAGGTTCTTACCTCTACAACCAGGAAGACATGGCAGAAGTTGAAGAAGAGGTCGTTGAAGAAGTCACCCCAGAGTATCAGACAGAGGGAAAGGCGACAAAAGAGCAAATTTCTATCATTGAGGGGCATTTTGTCTTTAGCGACAACGAAGACCTTGAAAAGCAAACTTTAGCGTGGGCGAGTAATAAAACTGGGATAGAATGCAAGACAGTCAGCGACCTGCCAGAGTCCATTGCAGCAACATTAGTTAGCAAGTACGCTGTTGTGAAAACAGAGGAGCAGTAAGGATGCCGAGGGAAATGGGATATGAGATTCGCATTGAGGGAAGTGAAGATGGCTGGGAAGACCTTGCCAAGAGATTAGGCGAAGTCCGTTCTCTTGGTGGTCTACCAGCTATGCAGGAAGAGTTGGATAGGCAGCCAACATTAATTTTAGAGATTCTCTACCACATATCTCTTAATGCCTCTGTACTGACTGGAATTGAAGAAGAAGACTTAGTGATTGCTGTTGAGTTAGCAGCATTGATACAACCCTTACTAGTAGAAAGGAAAGAACAAGATGAACAAGGATGAAAAGGTTTTTGAAGGGACAATTGTTTCAATCGCCTACCGCAAGGCGGGTGATGGTGCAAACGACCCAAACCACGAGGCGATGCAGGTCTCAGTGAGACTTAATGAGCCTGTGGAGTTTGGTAGCAAAAAGATGTACCAAATTACAGATTGGTTAAAAGTAGACACTGAGCACGACTTTAGTTTTACACGTTGGACATCTCTAGCAGGAGTGACTGACGGAGATCAGGCCAAGCAGTTTATGATGTCTAAGAATGTGTTTGATTTGATTGGCTTGCGGGTCAAAGTTGGCTGTGAAGAGAAGGGGACATTTAACGACATGCCATCTTTTAGCGTAAGGCGAGTCCTTAACCAGCCTAGCGAAAGCGCAGCACCAACTAACACACAGCAAACTATAGCGAGTGCCCCAGATGACGACATACCATTCTGATATTGGACAAGATGTTTTAATGACAGTCGATGAAGTCAGGAGACACTTTAGGTTAAAGTCGTATCAGACTATCTACAACTGGATAAAGACTGAAGGCTTTCCGCCACCTATGAAACTTGGGGGGTCAAGCAGGTGGAAACTGTCTCAGGTCGTGGAGTGGTCGAACTCAAGACACAGCAAGGAGTAATTATGAAGTCAGCAAAAGAAGCAATACGTCTTAAAAGTTTACAAATGGTGGGCTGTAGGTCTAGGGAGAGTGATCCTGAGACATCAAAGATAGCAGCAGAGTCTCACAAGCCAAAGTCTAACACAAACGCCTTCAAGGTCTTGGAGACCGTGGAGTCAAGTGACGAGTATCTGACTGGCGGGGAGATAGCAGTCCGATGCGGTCTCGAGCACATTGAGGCAGCAAGAAGACTGAGTGACTTGTGCAAGGCAGGATTAATTACTAAACAAGAAGTAAGAAAATGTAGCGTCAAGGGAACTAAGATGTTGACATGGGGAGCAGGTCTGCAATGAGCGATGTTTCTACATGGATGCCTTTATATGGCGGTGATTTTCTTGTTGCTACGATTGGATGGCCCGCAGACGCTGTTGGTCATTACATAAAGATACTACTGCTTCAGTGGGACAGGGGTGGACTCCCTAAAGACATATCTGAATGGGAGTCCCTGTCGCCTGGTGTAAGTCAGCACGAGTCGTTGCTGTTGCCAAAGTTCCCAATAGGGGCAGATGGCAAGAGATACAACCACAGACTTGAAGATGAAAAGCACAAGGCAGTTAAACTGCGTACTCAAAGAGCAGAGGCAGGAAGGAAGGGCGCAGCAAAGCGATGGGAGAACGACAATGTCCTACCACCAAAGACTGCTGTCTCTACACCCTCATCAATACACCGAGGTTCTAAGGAGGCAAACTTGGCTTGGGAGTTTGTTCCCACCCTTAGAAAAACTGGAAAGCGTAAGTTCTTAAATCTCTGGGAAACACTTGTGCTGCGTCAGGGTCTTGATCACGAAAAGGTAATTAAGTCGTTTGAAGACTACTACAACTCGCCAAAAGGTAAAGGTGAGTACGCACGTGGACCGATACGTTTATTGGAGGAAGCCGTTTGGGAGGACGACCCTAAGAGTTGGGGGGAAAACAACACGGAAAGCATAAGTCACTTAGACGCTATATATGCGGAGCAACAAAATGGAGAATTATAATGTGGATACTACCCAAATCAATCATGTCTCACTATGTGCAGGATATGGAGGAATCGACCTCGGAATTAGAAGAGTTCTGCCAACAGTGCGAACAATCGCTTTTGTGGAGATCGAAGCCTTCTGTGCAGCGAACTTGGTTGAAAAGATGCAAGACGGTTTTCTGGATGAAGCACCTATCTGGACAAACCTTAAAACCTTCCCAGGAAAAGATTTTCTCGGTCGAGTGGACATCCTCAGCGGAGGTTTTCCTTGCCAACCGTTCAGCTCAGCAGGACTCAGAAAAGGTACTGAAGATTCTAGACACCTGTGGCCATTTATCGAAGAAATTATTTCCGACTGCGAACCAAGACTCCTCTTCTTCGAGAATGTCTCAGGGATTGTTTCATCAAAACTTGCAGGAGAGCCAGACACATCGGTTCTCAAACATGTCTTGGAGCGAATGGAAGAAATGGGTTACAGAGCAGAAGCAGGACTATTCAGTGCGGAAGAATGCGGCTATCCACATAGGCGACAGCGAGTCTTTATCGCAGGTGTTCGCAACACCAACAACAACTGCAAATCAACTGTCACCATCCATGATGAAACACCCAGACTGTCGGAACATAGTGGGGAGTTGGCCAACACCAATGGCATCGGACACTGAAGGAGGCGTAGTCTACGATGTACAACTTAGTAACGGATGTTTTTACAGAGTTAACAAGAAGGGTGAGCGTTGGAGCGTCAAGTTAAGAGACGCTGTTAATTGGCCAACGCCATCGGTTCACCATGTTGTAATGGGGAACAACGAAGAGCCGATAGAGAATTACGAAAAGCGTGTAAAAGATTATGAAGATGGAAAGACAAAGGGCAAGCCAGGCAAGAGTTTAGGCGTAGCGGTAAGAATGAATAACTGGCCAACGCCAGATGCAACAAATGTAGGAGACGGTGTACCATGGGAAAAGACAAAGAAACAACTAGACGAGAGAAGGGCGAGGGTAAAAGAGGATGTGAAGAAGGGCAAGACCAAGCAGGGCAGCGGGAGGTCTCCCAACCTTGCGATGACGGTGCAGAAGCCAGAGAACTGGGCGACACCACAAGCAAGCGATCACATAGAGGGAGCGAGGACGGATGTGAACAGCAACCAGAAATGTTTGGGTCGAGACCTGAATCAACTAGAGAACTGGGCGACACCAAACACGATGGATCATCTGCCAGCGGGAATAAGTCAGTCGTACAAGGAAAGTGTGGGCGAGAGTCCATTGAGGGGCAGAAAGAAATCATCGAACCTGAGAGAGCAAGTGAATTGGCCAACTCCTCTTGCGAGGGACTACAGGGGAGCGTTACCCCCGAATCAACTGACGAGGAAGGATGGGAAGAGCAGGATGGACCAACTGCCCAATGCTGTTGCCCATACCCCGCAAGACCAGGCGAACCACAAAGATGGTGGGAAGCCCCAAGAACAATCTCAAAAGACGAAACAAGTATTATCACCCCTGTGGGTTGCCCAGATTATGGGGTTGAACCCTCTATGGTGCTTAATCAGAGAACCGAATCACTCAGAGCACTCGGAAACGGAGTAGTGCCCTCAACCGCAGAGAGAGCCTTTATTATTCTTATGGGCAGATTAGGAGCGCAGCATGACAAATGATGAATATAGAACGTTTTGGGAAAGACTACTCGGTAGATACCCAAACTTTGCACCGACAATGGAGCAAACAAAAGATTGGCAAAGGGAACTACAGACAAAAGACTTTCACTTGGTAGAAGCAGCAGTTGCTACAGTTGTTAGCAAGTATTCTTCTGAAATACCCAAGTTGCCTTGGATTTTAGACAACTACAGGAAGATTAAGGAGCAAAGGGCTAGGGATAAAGTTAGCAACCAAGTACCTATTGCCCAAGAGCAAGACCTAGAGTACGAGAAGATTAAACAAGAGAAGGCGAAAAATCTAGAACAACTAAAGCGAACTCCTCTAGAAACACTTAAAGAGGAAGTTGTGAAAGCTGTTAATAGATATCCACACCACTTGTCTATGCCAACTAGCAAAGAGGTAGAAGATTGGTCACCATGGTTGAGGGCGGTCGTGTACTGCAGCATCTATGGGAGATAAAATAGTCATAGTTACAAAAATACCTTCCGCTGCTTTGTCCGCTAACAGTCGAAAACACTGGAGAGTTAAACACAAAGCCTCTAAATCTATCAAGGAATCTACGGCTAAAATTGTTGAAAGAGAAATAGAAATACAGAAACCAAAAGGCCTACGGTGGCATGCTATTGTGCTTGAGGCAATTTATTATCATCATGTCAACAGACGTAGAGACCCTGACAATTTAGTTGCCTTACTGAAATATCCAATAGATGGTTTAGTTCTTGGAGGTCTACTTTTAGACGATGACTTAATTACCTTGAAACCTGTCGTTAAAAGAATAGACAAGGAAAACCCAAGACTTGAGTTGCATATAGAACCTCATTAGCAAACTGCTACATACACCACATCATAAATTACATAGAACCTATCCCAAAACAGTTGGTTAAATGTGACTATCATCTTCTTCTCCTTGTTGGCATTAGAAGCGGCAAGCCGAAGACCGCAATTGCACTTGGTGATGGAAGTACAGAGACTCCCCAATACCCTATTGAATCATCAGTATTGTACTTCAATTGCTCATCCGTCATACCGATAGAGTTGTCTATAGATTGTTTAACTTTGTCATACGCTTGGAAGTATTCAACAATTTTGTCAATTGTCTCCTTGCCCATGAGCGTACCCCCCACAGCAATAGCAATGGTTGCAGCCATTAACTTTTTTTTCAAAAGGTTTATCTCGTTTGATTTACGCTTGCTGTTCTCTTGACACTTCTTTAATTCAGACTCAGCGTTCTTCTTGTGGCAATCGCAATTGCATGAATTATTCATTTGTTTCAACACCTATACTAGCAACAGGTTCAATTATAGTTATTACAGACCTTGGTATGCAATTGACATCTCCTATTTGCCCATCGTCTCCAAGAGAACTTGCAATTGTAATTTGATCATCTTTTGTATCTACGAGCCAACCAACTGTTTCAATAACGGCAGGCTGAAGAGTTTTTAAATCTTCAGCAAACATCCATGTTTCTGTAGGTCTAATGATATCCTTCCAAACAACTCTTACCATTTTGTACATGATTCACCCCTAATCTAGATCATACAAGACTGCGTCCCAAGACCTACCTTCTTTCCACCCAGTTAACGCTGCTTCCGCAACAACACAACCTCGACCCCAATCAGCAGTCGATTTACGTTCCATGTACATAGGCATTTCGTCAAACGCTGTGTTACCAACATTGCAAACATGCCAAGGTAATTTAATTCTAGTTGACTTTCGCACTTGAGTTATATCAAGCGGTCTGTGTGTGTGACCTCGAACTAACAGTCTATGTGCGTACCCTCCCGCTAACATAGCCATTTGTATCCCTTCGTTTTGGTCTGAGTTTGCCCCACAACTAAACCCATGGTAAAAAATCAATGGCCCAACCTCATACAAGCAATCACGGTTATTTCGGTAAGGCAGTTGTTTCCACGCCCTAAACTCGTCAGAAACATGTGGCACTTTGTTCCAATCTACAAGGTCTCTTAAGTCAGCAGGTATCCTTTTAGGGTTTCTTTGTTTAATGTTGTCATCGTGGTTACCCAAGCACCAAACAAGTTTGCAATCTCTTGGCAAAACAAGTCTGATTTCTTTTAGCACCTTGGCTGCTTCATGGTACTCATCAAGCAAAGTGTGCCCTGGATGATCTGTAGAATCATGAACGCTAGCAGCTTGTGCATCTAGCAAATCGCCACAGTGGACAAAGTGAGTTAAAGGTTTTTCATCATTAACCGTGGCTAACAATTGCAACAACGTTTCCATGCAATGTTCATTTTGAAAAGGAACATGTGTGCAACTTATTGCTGCTACCCTTGCTGTCTTACCCCTTGGCATATACTAGTCTTCCTCTATAGACTTGTAGTAATCTCGGATAGTTTCCCAAGCCCATGTTTCTTCTTCAGTCAACTCACGGAGTCTTCTGATTTTTCTAACTGCCTTCTCAGTCTCTTCTAGTTGTGGGTTAGCAAGACCAGATATTTTTCTACCAAGTCTTTGTGGGGCTACAGTTGGATCACCAACTACTTGCCTGCCAGTTTCTGTCAACCTTTGAAGAGCGTCAAATATAACATCAGGGTCTACCTCTTCTTTTTCTGTCTCAGAATACAACCTTGCTATTTGTCTAAATGAATCTTCAGTTGGGTCTGCCCAAAGTTGTGGCAAGCCAACTTCATACCCACGACCTATTGACAAGAGCCAAGAGATGGCAATGCCAGGATAACCAAGTTTACTTAAAGACTCTTCTAAAAGTTTCCACTTTGCTGCTTCTTCGGTGGAGATTTTCTGAGCCTCTTCAACGAAGTATTGCATTTGCTCTTCAATGCTACCTTCGACATCGGGTTCATCGTCAGCAAACATTCTAGCAACCAAGGACATCATAGTGCCCCATCCCAAAGACCAACCAGCACCACCTATCACTACCGAATTTATAGCACCAGAAAGTTTCCTTGCCTTCTGTTTAGCATTTCCGTACCGAATGGCTCTCCATATTGTGTTACCTGTAGTGGCGGGGTCGCTAGAGAACGGAAACCAAAGTCTAGTCCTAGTACCAGTAGATGCGTCATTAGCATCGGTGACTGTGGCATCCAGTGCCGAGGATGTGTTCTGAGTAGTCCTTATAACACGCTCAGTTTCCTTCCCTGCCATTTCAATCAACTTTCTGCCCGAAACCCCCATTCTTTCCAACTTGCTCTTACAGGCAACATATGCGACTGTAGCGACTATGTTGTCAAAATACTGTAGAGCATGGACATTGTCGGGTGCACTCTGAAGAATACGCCAAGCCTCTTTACCCAATCTCATCGTCTCGGCCATGTTTCCTTCAGAAGTTGCCTTACTAATTAAAGCCAGCGTCTTAAGCATTTGCTCCATAGACTTGACGAACTTGTCTTTGTCGGCAATCTTTGTCCCACGCTGCTCTTCAGACTGCAACTGCCTTCGCATTGCACCTGAGTTGGCTCGTGCCCACAAGTATCCATTTTGGTGTGCCTCTTCAATTATTGTCTGCATGTCTTGCAATGAAAGCATACCTATCAACACTTGGCTTATTGGAAGTTCTATAGTGAGGTTTGCCAAACCGCCAAATAAAACCCGACCATATGTCCCTGGGTTTAATGTTAGGTAGGCACTACCTAGTGATCCACTGACAGTTTCTCCAAGTCCACCTTTTGTAATACGCCTAGTCATTCCAGAGCCATGCATGATTCTGTTTGACAGTGCTTTTTGGAACTCTGCACCTAGGTGTTTGTTAATCGCTTCTCTAACGTCAGGGTGTTCTATGATTGCCACGGCATCTCTAACTGGAATAGCCATGTGTGTTAGTTTTAACGATGCATCTGCGTTGTTGATAAAGTCTTCAACAAAGCCACCTAGGATAACTTCGCCACCGCCTTCAGTTCTCTCTTTAGTAAACCCTGCCATGTCTAAGAAGTTCTTAGTCATTGCACTCAATTCTAAGTTCATCTCTTTAGTTTGAACAGAAACTTGTCTAGACCTAGGCTCATAACCCTCTACAAACTTTGGCTCATATCCATGGATGTAATAAAACGATGCAAACGCTTGAGGTCTAAGCACGGTCTCTCTGTACTCTTTAGCACTGTCGATAAAGTTTCGGAGAGAAGCAGGCAGTTTGCTCAAAGCACGACTTACCTCTTCTCGTGTAACACCTTTTATGGATTCAGCCATTCTGCCATCGTGTAGTTTAAGTCCCACACCCTCACGAACAACTTCTCCCATTGAATTAACTTCATCAACTACTCGGTCTATTGTTTCTTGATCAAAGGCATACAACTTCATAAGTTGGTCAAGAGTTATTTCAATCTCTGAACCGCCAAGAACCACATTAAACACTTCTGTAGAAACACTGATTCCAGATATACCAGTTGCATCAACAAGATTGTCTAGGTCTTTGTAGCCTGCATCTTTGGCAAGGTTTTCTAAAAGGGTAAATGTTTCTTTAAGACCAAGCATTGCTGCTGATTCTGCATCACATAATGCGTGGTGTAAAACTTCAGCAACTTCATTTACATCATCTGGACTTTCAGCTTTTGACATCAAATCTGAAATCAAAGTCAGTGTCTGTTTAGAGCCAAACCAAGTGCTACCAATTCTTGAAGGTCTATCTTTAAACTCATCACCAGGTCTTGGTTTCATTTTAGATAACGCAAGAATAATTTTAGACGAGGTGCTTGCTAGTCTTTCGGCTCTTTCCCCTCTTGCTGTTCTCCAATCTTCCTTAGCCAACTTAACAAGCGACTTAGCCTCATTCATGGCTTCAGCAATCACACGTGCTTTAGTCACTAAATCAGTAACAGATAGTACGTTTTGCTTAAACATTCTCTTTGTGCCTGGTTGATACGCAGTTGTTTCAGCAACATTAAGAAGAGGTTCTAACTCTTTAGTCCTAGTGTCATGTGACATTTTCATTTTACGAAGACGCTTTGCTTGTTTACGCATAGCTCTGACAGATTCTCTGTACTCGTTTTCAGACGCTATTCGCACAACTAACTCTGCTATTTCTTGCAACCTGTGAAGAGTTTTGGCTCGAGCTAGCCTTGTAGCAAGACGACCTCTCAATCTTTGAGGTAGGGCATTTACTAGTTTAATAGCCTGCTCTCTAACTTCCTCTCTATTTGCTGCTGCTAACTTAAGTCTTTCAATCCTGTTCTCTAGTTGTTCTCGCAGTTTAGCAAGGCGTTCTCGACCTCTGGCTTTTTCTAACTCTCTTGCTTCACGCTTTGCTTCTTGCAACTCTCGGTTACTAGGCTTGCGTGAGTCTAAAACTCCTAGCATCCTTGTGTAAGGTCTGTCTGTTGGGAAACGAACTAAACCTTCTTGGTCTGAAACACCAAAATAACTAACAAGTTTAGAGTTTTCAATAACACTTTGGTTTGCAGGCAATTCTTTTCGTGAAAACAATACCGAGTCTTCTAATTCATCAAGGGCAAATCTTAAAGATATGTCATCGCCTTTTTGATACTGCCTTACTAAAACGCCTTTTGATTCAAGTTTCTTTATAAGATCAGGGCTAGTTTCATAAGGCACAACAGCAGCCATCAAACCACCCTCTCCAAAAGGAAAGGCTTTAATAGGCTTTGCCTCTGTGTACGGCTGAGGTCTTGCACTTTCTTTAGCCAACACATCTAAAATTTCATAAAGAGGTGCTGTATCAAAACCTTCTTCGCCAACAGTCTCTACGAAAGACTCACGAACACTAGGTGTATTTAAGTGGTCAAACACGCTCACGCCTCTTGGCGGTTCGTTCGATAATCCCCATTTAACTATTGAATCTAAAATCCCTTCGGCATGCTTTTCTCTAAGATTTCTTTCGTCTAACAGTCTGTATATGTCAGCTCTTTCAGTGTTTACCCAACGGTCTTTTTGCATTGGGTCATTTTCTAAGTACAAGCCTATAAGACCATTGACTCTTTGTATTGGCTCGTGCCTGCTCCAATCTCGTGGCAAGCCCATTGAATCTGGCTCTGTTTGTTTAGCAACAACATCTTCTAATTGCTGCATGTCGTATATACGATTTGAAAACACCGAAGTCAAAGCATAGAAATCTGCTGAAGCCATAGGGTAGTTGTATGGTGCTTCTGCACCCCTTAAAAGAGGGCGGCCCTCAGCATCTACATCTGCCTGTCGAATCATTTCTTTTAACAAGGCTTCGCTATTTGCGGATTCTGTCCAGTGGCGTGAGTGCCAGTCATCGGGAATCCTAGGACTAAACATATCTCTGTCATAGAAATTGTTACCTAGTTCATCTTTAACAACTTGCGGATCCCACACCAATGCAATGTCGCCAAAATAATCATATGACTCTCGTATAGCAAACTCTTGTTTATCAAAGACAGATATTGAAGGCATAACATAAGCATCTGATTCAACTAAAAGTTCTAAAAGATACTCTTGCGTTTTAGTAACAGCAATCTTCCTCTTACTGCCATCAGTCCTCTTACGAGATTCTAATGTGTTCATGTCTTCTTCAAAAATTTCAGCAAGGGTTCGCTTTTTAGCGGCTTCACGTATTAATGGGAACATGAAAGATTTAGTTTCATTTGCAATCCAAGCGTCAACTCCGTTTTTAGAGCCAGGGTTGTTTAAATCTAATCCTTCTAAAGTCTTAACAACCTTGTTTCCTGTTGGAGAAGTAAAGTAAATCTTTGCATTTGACTTTGTATTGTTAGGGCGTTGTCGAACAGCAAAGCCAATAATTTCATCTTTGTGCATTCCCTTTAAAGGGTCTTTGTATTTCAAAATGTACAAACACTTATTGCCTTTTGTCAGGTCGTATCTGTCCCCATTACCAACAACAGTTTTGTGTATTAATTTAGATATGCTTTCTTGTAGACCTTCGTCAGACCTGTTGCCTACGGCTTCTTGAATAGCAGCCAGTGGAACTTTACCCCTAGTACCCCAACCTTTCTTCTTTCTAACAGTGTTAGTAAACGCACGTTTAGTCACAACAGGTGTCTGTGCTTCCTCAATGCTAGGCATTACTTCTGATTCAGGTTTAGCACCAGTGCCTTTCAATGGGAATCCGCCCCACCTAAGCATGGCAATTTTTTGCGGATGCGAAAGGTCGTCAACATAAACTCTAGGATTGTGTTTAGATGCGTAGTTAGGACCAGGCATATTAGAAAACGCACCGCCATACAAAGCATCTTGTCCTTCTGACCGATCTTGTACGCTAAAGTAATAATCCGCATCTGCTTCAGAAACTTCTGCATAACTAGTGTCTTTAAACGCTTCTGGAGTAAAAGGACTTCCCCAAGCAGCCATAATTGGATTTATCATTTGTGAAGTTAACCACTCGGCTGAACTAGACCTTTTCATCACATCATTTATAGGCGTATCAGCATAAGACTGCAAAGCACCCCAAACTTTGCGGTTAACATCTTTAAACCCTTTATGAAATGACAGGCCTTCTCCTCGCAGCATGCCATGCATAGTATGTTCGCTTTCCACAAACGCAGTTAGCAATCCATAGCCACTCCAAACTTTATTGTTCGTCTCATTTTTCTTAATAGAGTTCCGAAGACTATTTGTCGCTTTATGCAACACAAGTTTTTGCCTTGCTCTTGTGGCCATCATTTCATTATCATATGGTCCGTAGGAAGCAACAGGTTCGCCCTCAACATAATCAGCGTTGTAAACATCTACCCACCAGTTGTTGAGTCTACCGTCAGGTCTTTCTACAACTATCTTAATGTTCTCAATATTTTCTAAACCATGATCAGCACTAAGAATCAGTGCAGTTGATATGTCTTCTAATAAAACTTCTGCTTCTATTGGTTCATTTATAATTGAATCTAGCAGTTTTTCAAAAACAGCTTTTGTATCTGGGAGGTTCGTATCAACACCACTAAACAGATATGATTCGTTCCATGAGTCAGTAAGTGCATCAAAAATGCCTTCTGCTCTTGTAAAGTCTTGAAGGTATAGGTTTTCTCCAAGTTGATGGACTGCTTTTGCAAGGCGCAGCAAAGATTCAGAGACTGTCATTTTGTTGCCACCAGGCAATAATTCATCTAACAAATCTGTAACAAGGTCATAGTTTGTCGGTTTAATATCATCTGTTGGTTGGTCTGGAATTACAGTTTGCTCTCCAGTTGGGCCTTGTATTTTAGTTCCACCCAACTCTCTTTTGGTTTGCTCTAATTCAAAAGCCAAATCTCCATAAGCCATTACCACATCTTTGAAATGGGGAATTAACACTTCTTCAAAATAAGCACGGTATGCACCCACTGAATTGTTTAATAAGAAATCGTCATGCGGGAAATTCTCAAGAATGCCTGTGATTACTCGAACTGCCTGTGCAGCTTGTGCGTAACCTGGCGTACCACCCTCTTCTTTCTCTTGCTCATATGCAGTATCACCAACAATCATTAGTTTGACCTGCAATTCTTGCATATCTTGAACCACACTCTTTCTAGATTCAAGTGCATTCTTGTTCCAAAGTGGAACACCTTTAGTCATGCCATCTATCATTTTCTGCGTAATTGTCAGACCAAGCATAAACTGTTTGTTTTCTGACGAATGTAGTGATTCATTTGCTGCTTCTGCTTTTGCAGCAATAGAATTTATATCGCCTAAAGAATGTGTTTCAAAGTCGCCAAACGCTTCTCGTAAAATTCTGAAATGACGGTTCATTTCGTTAACGCCTACTCTATGCGTGTCTGTAACATCTCTTTCAAATTGACCAAATATTTCTTCATTCCAATGTTCAACAGCCATGCCATCATTAATATCAATGTGAGGCCTAGGGTTTACTATTAATGCATGCAAGCCTTCAGGTTTATTCTTAGACAGTGTTTTAAATATGTTATAGCCGCTTTGTTGTAGCAACATTCCGCTGCGCGTTATACCTTCGTCTGTATAATTATAATCAACAAGAGAAGACACGGACACTTTGGTGTTTTGCAAATCACTAGGATTAGGTGCAAGTGCACTAATATATTGCAAGACGTTGTTTGTAAGATAAAGTTCGTTTAAATTACTTTTTAAGACGTAATCTAATTTATCAAGCGGATGCATGAGGTCAGCCATTGCCTCAGCAACATCACGCAGGTATCTTTGTACATCATCAAAACTAAACGGATCATCTCCATGTTCTGCTAGGTTTAACTCACCCCATTGGTATGAAAGTTTACGAAGAGACCATGTATTCATTATTTCTTGTTTAACAAAATCTGACCAATTATGACGTCTTAAAGCCTTGTCTAAAATTGCAGAAGTAATATTAAGATTATCACGGTCACCTTCTTCAAGTTCGTATTGCGAAGGGTCTGCATTACTTAACCATTGTTGTTGAGCAGGATTTCTCCACGCATCTCCAAAGAAACTAATAACACTGTCATCTAAAACATCTCTGTTGCCTTGTTTTTTCAACAACTTCTTAATGGCTTTTCTTACTTCTCTTAAACCTTCTTTAGAAACCATGTCTGCGTCTTCATAACTAGTGTCAACTACATCTGCTGCATTATCAAACATAGTCCACCAGGCTTGTAGCATCTCTTCTTGACTGTAGTTTTCTAATTGAAGGGATTTAAGTGTGTTTCTAAATACATTAACATCATCTCTTGGTAAAGTTAATGAAGAGAGAGCCTTTCCTTCTTTTAAAAGTTTATTAACAGTGTCTCTTAGTTCAAACGCATCTGTAAGCATAAGAACGCTTAATACAGATTTTTCTAAAACATCAGACAAAGTCATCTCTGTCATTGAGTCTGAAACATCAACTACTTCCAGTGTAAGTGACGGACTGTCCATTCTTATCTTTGGTATCTTTCCATCAACCAAAACACTTGGGTCTAACTTTTTGGCAATGTTTGTGTACACCTTTTCTATTGTTTTGTAGACACTACTGTTTCCAATGTTTTGATATTGGTTCATTAACTCTGTGTCTGGGAACAACAACATGGTCTGATCATTGTTTATAGCGTGAATTAACCTTTGTTTTGCAACAAGACCTATCCACTCATCAGACTGCTTACCAGTAGGCTTGGTAACAAATGGACCACCTACCAACCCTTGTGTTGAAAAATGTTCTCGCCTAGGTTCATAAACGGCTACATTTGTCTGCCACCCTGCTGCGGTGTTAACCATTTCTTCTATTATTGGTAATATTTGATATGTAACATTTGCATCAAGATTCATTCCTCGCTCGTTTGTAACATTAAAATTATCTAGTTCCATATTAGGATGGAGACCTTCTTGAACTTCTTCCCACACTGTTAGTGGTGCATCGTAGTCATCAGGGTCATAAGCATTGACACTACTACTTGCTTCATCATCAACCATGTTTACGGTTTCTTTTATTAGAGCCGCTAAATAGTCAAGAGGTTGTTCTTGAGCTGCTTTATAATCTTTGTACAAAGTCGAACTCTTGTCAGTTGCATGGGCAAGCCCTATTTGTGCAACAAGAAGTTTTTCGGCTAAAGTTAATCCAGTTTCTTTTTCCGCAATGTCAGATTCCTCTGAGTCAACATTTGAGAAATCAGCAACATCAGGTTTAGCACCGTAAACTAAACGTGCTCTGTCTGCATCATCAAGTCTAGCCATCATCATATCATGAGCCGAACTAAACAGTGCATATGGATTTTTAGTAAATGGAGCATTAAAAGGCTTAATAACATAAATATTAGACGGCAATTCCGATGGGAAACTTTGCACTATCAAATTACTTGTGTCGTTTTTATCTGCTGATACCCTACCTTTGCCATCTGTTAGTAATAAATTGCCACCTCCAAGTGAAATTTCTAATCCTTTAAAAGAAAGAAGGTCTTGAAGAGTTAGTGGTGGTGCTCCTTCTGCGGAAAAAAGCAAATCAGACACAGAAAGAATGTCAGTTATGTCCTGACTTTGTCTAAGTTCGTATTCTGTTGTGTCATACCATTGTTGAACTTCCTCTTCAGTTGGTATTTGAACAAATTCTCCTATAGGCGTAACATATAGTTGAGTTTCAGGATCATAGACAGATGTCATTTCAACGTTTTCAGTGGTATTGTTCCGAGCCTCGCCCAAGTTAATTGTATAATTTGTCGATGCAACAGGGTAATAGGAGGCCAATTCCTCTTGTATACCTACAAGTTTTTTATAAAGTTCAGCGTCTCCTTGATTATCAAATGTTGCATTGAAAAATTCGGCAGCAGCATAAGGCACATCAGTTGTGTGCCCAGTTGGCGTATACACTGGATCAAGCAACTCGTTGAAATAATAGGTCTCCCAATTAAAAAGTATATTGGCAAACTCTAGAAGTTCTTCATCGGTAGGCGATATACTACGCCACATGCTAGGATCTAAATTTTCAAAATGCAATCTTAAATCATTAGCAAGACTTTCATAGTTTGGAGTAACCGCTGTTACTTCACCATTTGCTATTGCCTCGTCAAGTTGTGGGTGTTCATCTATTTGATTTTGAAGTTCGGCTAAAACTGAATCAATACGCTCTTGGTAAAACTGCGGTTCAGTTTGCAATCTTGCAAGAAGAGATTCGTAGGCCTCGCCCTGCCTACTTCTTGTTTGACTTTCAGCCAATTGTTCTAAAGTAACACTTTCATAATCGGCATCTGCGTCTTTTGCTTCAATTAAAGTCCTGTAAAAGACCCATGCTAAACGATTTGGGTCTGTCTTAGTATTAGATATTCGAGATTTAAATCCAGCAAGTATTGAAAGAACGCCTGTGCCAACATTAACGTAATTATCTTCTTGCACTTCAGAATCTGTCAAACTAGATATAAGTTTAAGATTAGATGCGTCTTCGGTAAGAGGGCCGAATGCAGTCATGTATCTCATACCGTTTTCTATTTCACCCTGGTTTATTGTCAACAATTCCCAGTTATTTCGACCACGATCATGTACAAACTTCTTTCGTAAACTAGTTGTTTCAGCACGAGGCTTTGTTTGTATACGATTCATTAAAGTATCAAAAGACATTTCTTCTTGTCTTTTAATATATGGAGTTCGTGGAATTAAATTAGGGTTTTGCAAAAATGATTTAAGAGCATCTCTTACTTCTGTAGAAAATGCTTTGCCTGGAACAACATTAACTCTATGCTCTTGTGAGAATGCATTTAAAATTGGCAAATCGTTCCAAGTACCGTAGAGTGCCATATGTTCAAATGCACTTGCCTCTATAGCATCTACAACTTTGTCTATATTTTCTGGTTTAATAGCATGGTTGTAGTATTCTTTTATTGCATCAAAATAATTTATATGGGACTGAGACATCAGGTCGTCAGGGCGATAATTCAGGTTACTAAGGATGTGATGTAACGTTTGTTCAACAAGCAAATAATCTGACCACGCTGGGCTTTTGTGTTTCCAAGGCTCAACCCAACCCGCAGGCGTAACGCTATTTAGCGGCTGAACAGATTGTCCAAGGGTAATTGGACCTATGTTTGGCAAACCAGGCAGAAACGACACCTTTTCTAAAAGGATTGTGTTGTAATTAATGAAATCCAAACTTCCGCCTAGAGTTTTTGATGCCAATCCAAAGTCTACAATTTCTTTAAGTTCTGTATCAGATAAATCTTTTAGCCAATTGTTATAATCAGACACATGCTCCGCATATTCTCTAAATGCATCTTCATAAGATTGAGTTTCTGAAAATTTTACTGGTCCCTCTCTACCGATTATTTTAGCCCAGTCTGATTGCCACTCCCAAATGGCATACGCTGTTTCTTGTGGATTTAACGGATGAGGAATAACAAAATCACGGCCATGTGCAAGTTGATTTGCTCCTTGACTTCTAAAGTGCGACCTTTCAAAATGTCCCGCCCCAGTTTGAGGGTTGTAAGCACCCTCCTTAACCCACTGCATAACCCACTGTAAATGACCAATGTCAGAAGTAGGTTTAGCAGGATAATTTAAATACTTGGGAGAAACCGATGCAGCCCCTGTTCTTGGATTCATGTATTCGTGTTCTGAAGGCGGAATGTTTCTCTCTGCTACTCTAACGTTTTGAACTGCATTTATAGCAAGGTCAACTTCAAAAGCACCGTCACCTTGATTATTTAAAAACTCTTGCAATCCTGACCAGAAGACTTCTTCTTTGCTAACGGCATTCTTTTCTAAATATTTAAGCAACTCCTTAGCCGTCATCTTCTTTTGAGTTGCCTCTTTTAATACAGGAACTATTTTACTAAAGAGATTTCCGTCTAGCACCAAGTCTACATCTCTGACTTTGTATTCGTCTCTGTTAAGTTTTCTAGACTCTAACACATTAGTTTGTGCCCATTTGCTAGAAGGCATGCCCTCTATTTTCATGTCTTCGACTTTAGACAATCTGTTTGACATTACCGCAGCAGCAGTTGCTTTGTTGTCTTCGTTTATTTGGGCATAATTGTAAAGTTGCCACCCTGTACTTTTTGCGAGTGAAAGTGCGAGTCGCCCTTGTTCAGCTTCTGATAGTTTCCTAATTTCGCTAACAAATTTGCTGGGCGTTCGGAGGAGTTGCTCACGCTTTGGTTTTGTTGGGGCGATCTTGTCAACGACATCTCGTCCTTTTTGGGTGAGGTCTTGGGCATACCACTTGCTTGATTTCTTGGCATCTTCTTTTACCTTTTTGTTTCTAAGGCTTTTCGCCTTTTCGTTTGCATTAGATACATTTGTTATTTGCAGGTCTTGGTCTTTAATTAGGGGTTTAAGTTTCAACTCGCCTAACGCCCTGTGTATAGTTGTTATAGCACTGTCAGTAATTCCATCGCTACTAGTTGGAATAATAGTAATTGATGTTCCTGTAGCCAGTGGTTTTGACTGTATGTTTAAGTTGTGCTTTCCTGCTTCTTCAGCAATAACAGATATATCAGACAGTCGTAATTCTTGTGTTGGGAAAAACAACTCTATTGAGGCAGTTCCTTGACCGACAGGGACTTCATGCACTAGTTGTGCATTGTCTAAACCTATCATTGAAGCAGCGTAAACAAGTACATCGTTCTGTTCTTCTTTACTCAGGTTGCCTAAGAACATGGTTGTAGTAGGTTGTATAATTCCACCGTTAGTAGAGAACATCCCATGTATTGCATCTTCTCGTTTAGCAGACTTGCCATATCTACTTATCCCCATGACATCGCCTGCTAGAATCTCTTTAACTGACGCTGTAGCATTAAAAGTCTTGTTAGCAATAATTGCCAAACTCTTATCAAAAACATAATGCGATTGGGTAGTGTTTCTCTTAGGACCTGTTTCTACCATCTCCAACCCGAATAACTCTCTTAGGATATTCTTGTTAGTTGGATAGGTTTGCTTACTCATTATTGTTTGCAAATACGATTGTTGAGCCGAGCGCAGCGTGTCAACTACTTTTAGAACTTGTCGTCTAGTAGCAAGCGGAATATCTCTAGACAAAGCAAGAGCCATCGGAGAACTAAGTTTTACTACCTGTTTATTAAGCAGTGGTACAGTTGGTGCAAACCTAGGAGTTCGCCTCATTTTAGAAGCAATCTGTGTAACGCCAGAAACATCCATTTCAGCCGTCAAGTCTTTAATGTTGACGTAAAGTGTTCCATCTGAACTTTCTTTAACTGGCAACCCTGCGTCTTTCCACTCTTCAAATACCAACTCTAACTCGTCAGAGAACGTGCCTGTGTTGTCTTGTCTGTTTGACCACAAAACTGCTTGCAGTTGCCATGGTGTCCAAGGCGTTGTTACAAGGTCTTTCTCAGAATCTGACATGCCCCGCTTGTCTACATTACTCATTGATTTGTTAACCATGCTGGCTAATTCAACATGAAATCTCGAAACCATTTCGTACACTAACGGATTAGAGTATGACTCTGCCTTCATCCCATAAATGCCAGCCATAATTACATCGTTGGTTGACATTGGAACTTTTGACTCTAAACCCATTGTCAACAAGAATGTGTCGGCAAATGATCCAGTCTTAAATCTAGAGCCTTCGTCTACTTTGCCTTCAAAAGCCTTTTGGATGCCAACCATTTTAGATTGACCTATAGCAACGGCCGAAGGTACGCCTAATTTGTAATCAATAAATACTGAAACTGCTTGACGCAAGTTGTCTGGAACTTTAGTCCTTGGAGATGTTGCACTAATTAGGTTGGCAAACAATACAGCGTCTTCTTCGGTAGCACCTCTAAACCTGTTTCTAAAATCATTGCCTAATGTTTCATACCAAAACCTAACAGACGATGGCATGTTAAGCGAGTCGTTTAAGAACGATGCGTTAAGATTTAGACTGTCTGCATTCGACAAATCTAAGGCACGGTTAAACCTTGAGTCGCCCATTGCTTTTTGAGTGTTTTTAACTGCAAGGTCTATGTCTGCTTGAGTAAATTCAGGATATGCCACTGTTGATGGGGCTTCGTCTGACAACTTGTTATAAGAGCGACCTTTAGTTGATTTTGCTATTTTGCCTGGCTTGTATGGTAACTCTACTCCCCCCGAAAGTTCCTCTTGTGTAAATTGTGAACGTATGTCTTCTGTGTCTACATTAGACAACACCTTCTTGTATCGTGAGTCTTTTTTGCCCCGCTCACCTGTGTCTTTGCGACTATCAAGTGCATCTAATCTTGATCTCATTGCTTGTGTTATTTCATCGCCTAAACTAAACCCTCTGTCTGCAAATAACTCTTCTACAACATCAAAAAATTCTGTAGGATTAATACCCTCTAAACGCTCTAACATAGATGAAAAGTCTTCTGGACCTTCAGCATATGGCATAAAAATGCTAGGTCCGTGCTCATCAATTTCTTGATAATACGTTACTGTAGCAAGAGCTTCTTTTGTAGTAAATTCGTTTTCTAAAACATACGTTCTAGCGTCATTTACTAAAACGTCAAGATCCTCTTGATCCTGTGCGTAATCAGTTAATTCAAAGTAATCTTTTGCTAACTGTTCGTCAAATTCAGGTCTGCTGTCTGGCAACCCAAGTTGTTCTCTTCGTGAGTCTAGCGACTTGCCTTTTTTAACACCTTCAATTCGCTGCCGTTTTACTCTTTCGTATGCAGGAGTGCCCTTCTTAACTTTAACCGTCTTCCCTTTTACAAAAGTTGAAGACATTGCAAGACTTGCAGTATCAGCCTTAGATTTTACAAGTGCGTCATAAAGTGCGACTGCTGCCCTAGCGTTGCGACCTCCAAGACCTAATCTTGAGACAGTTCTCATAAATGAAGACTGTGTCATTGCAACGCCTTTTTCGACAGCAACAGCCATGCCTTCTAACTCAGCCCATATCAACACATCTTTCTTTTGTTCATTTGTTAATTCGACTTCTTTGCCAGCAGCATCTGTAAACACGAAGTTTTCTGTTGTGCCACCTTGCTGTATATGCTGTGCAAACTGAACTAGAATCGCATCCTTGCCAGTAAGTGTGCCATCTTTTGCACCTCTTAATGCATACTCAGCGGCTGAGAACAATATCTCCGCATCTCCGACAATGTCCTTTAATTCAGCGTAAACATCTGGATTAGTAAACTGAATAAAGTGTGTGGCTTCATGCATGCCTGTTGCAACTAAATATGTGCTACTCGCATCTCCGTCAGCTTCAAGATAAATTATGCCTGGCGTTAGGGGATCATAGAAACCGTCTGGATTATTTTCAGAACTCTCATACCAAACAACTTGTAAGCCTAAAGCATTTAGTGCTTTCTCTGCACTGCTCTGTGCTTCATTACGATTGCCTGCTGGGGTTAAATCTTCATCAACACCTTTGTTCTTAAGAGCAACATCGTAAGTATATGACTTTTGTTCAATCTCAACTCCACCTTCAGTTTCTGACCTAATTTCAACAGCCATGTCTGAAGCCAAACTAAGTTGTATTTCAAGATTGTTAAGTTGAAGTTTAACTTCTGCTGCTTTAGCAGTAAGTATATCTGCACCCTTGTCATCACCGTTAGATTTTGCTGTTCTTGCATCTACAATTAAAGAGTGATATTTATACTGAGTTGCAGCATATTCAGATTGCCATTTGGCTATTGCCTCTTGTCTCTCAACATCCGACATTTTTTCAATTGATGCCGCAAGTTCAGGTGCGTGTTCTTTAAGGGCTTTAATCGGGTCGTATGTCGCCTCTTTCCAAATACCCTTTCCTCGTATAGCACGTTCAAAGTCGACCTGCGACAACTTCGATGAAGCCGCACCAACAGCCATACCAGGACCACCAAGGAAGATGCCCAAAGTAGCACCTTTAATACCCGCATCAATTAAGTCGGCCTCTCTTTCAGGATCTAGTTCTTTAATAGCAGCAGTTTGGAAATACTCAGCACCGATTTCTGAAACAGCTTCGCCAGATAAATCTGCACCAACAGCAAGAGGTATTCTCTTTGCTGCTAGTTTAAACTTTTGCGTTAATGCTGCTTTAGTAGCACTTTTAAGGGGCTCTTTAACACCTGTCTTAAACAGAGGCGCAGCAACCCACTTACCAAGTCCAAACGAGAAAACGTTTCCTACACCTTCCGATATTGACTCTGCAACACCGTACTGTCTAGATATTCTGTTTCGCACTTCGTCAGATATTTTGTAAGGCATGAAATTGCCTTCTGATTGAAGTAGAAGATTTTGCTCTAATTCAATTAGGTCTATTTCAGCGTCACCACTAGCAGCACCGTATAAAAAACCACCGCCTAAACCGCCAGCAACAAAAGCAGTTAAGGGCATGCCTGGTAAAGCAACGGCAGAGCCAATGCCTACGAGGGTAGCAGGAAGAGAGCCTCCTACCATTAGACCTGTTTCTTCCCACCATCCCTCTGGCTTCTGCTCTGAGAGAATGCCTGATACATAGCCACTAGTCTCAGCAGCAAGAAGGTCTAGTTTTTCTAAAGCCTCTTTGTCTGAATCGCTACCAAAGGCATCGTTAAAATACAAATACAAACCTCTAAACTTATCGTCTTTAACTACATCACTTGCCACAGACATTTGGGCAGATTTAAACCCCTGACCTAAACGATTCCAAAAGCCTGTTTTTTCTGCGAACTCTTTAGCAGTAGTGGCTCTTGCGTCTTCATAAGCCCTCATTCGCTCTTCAAACGTCTCGTCATTTGGGAAATACCAATCTGATGAAAAATCAGCAGGAGTCACATCAGGGTCAAATGGGTCTAAGTTACGGTCTTCTCTTGGTATGTTTCTGCGTCTCTGTGAGTCACGGTCGTGCTCCCAACTCTTAAATGGCTGATCCCATTCTTCTTTGGTCAAACCAGTTACAGAGCCTGTTTCAGGATTAATCTCCTGTGGTTCAATTGCCTCGTCTGAGACCTTTACTGAAAACTCCCTGTTACCTTTTCTGACTATCTGATATCCAGCCTCATTCTCACCTCGAACCATTTCCTCGTAAGTTTCGTGCCCAGGTGCTTTAAGCAGCATGCCTTCGTTTTGCCCTCGTGGAACTCTAGACGAAAAATGCTTTGATTCTTTGTCATACAGCAACGCCCCAGTTTCTTCCATTGCATCTGCTGCGGATTCATAATCATAATCTGGTTTTGCTTTTGGAGCAGGTCGTCCTCCGAGCCGAGTCAAATCTTCAACTGTAGACAGAGGTGTTGGAGTTAGACCGCTAACAATGTCCGAAGACTTATATGCTTCGGCTTCTTGACGTGCTATACCTATAGCATCTACCAAGTTAGCCCGATATTCTTCTATTTGCTTTGCTAACTCTTCCTCTTTAGCATTAGCAGCAGCCTCTTGCTCTTGGGCAAGTTTCTCGTATTTAGCCTTAAGTGCCTCTATTCGTTCGTCTATAGAGCCAGAAGTTAAATCAATGTCGGTAGGTGAAGCCATTATTTATCCAATTCCCTTAAGTGTTTGTCAAGAATTTCCATAATAGAAATTTTAAGTTCCTCAAGTTTTGTTGCGTCACCGCCTCTTAACTCTTCTAGTCCATCTAATATAGTTTTAATGTCTTCTAGTGGATTTTTAGACTTTTCTAACATCTGTTGAATTTCTAAAACTTTTTGTTCATTAGATAGAGTAGTGCTTTGAAGATCTGCCCTAACGGTGTCCATATTCAAAGCTCTTTCCTCAGCAGCTGTTCTCGCTATTGCTTCACCTGCTGTTTTTCTTTCGACATCAACAGCAGTGTCAGGCGTAATACCGCCTTGGTCTGCATATGGTGCTACACTCAATATGTGCTTGCCATCTGGGCTAGTAGACATAGTTACCTTTTGAGTTTCGTCTTCTTGTGTAGTAGGGTCATCTTCAACTACAGTATGTTCTTGACCTTCAGTTGCAACTTGTAAATTCTTGTTGCCAACATGCTCTTTAAACGCCTGTTGAATTGCCACCATGTCTAACTCAATAGGTGCTTGCCATCCAAACTGAGAAGAAAGCCACTGTAAGTGTTGCATTACATTTGCTGCGTTTGCCTCCCATGAGTTGTCTGAATCTCTGTCTGTAATAGACATTTGAACAGGAGATTGGCCAACTTGCGGAACACCTAACTCTAGTAATTGAAGCCAGGTTTTGTAACACTCTTTAGCCATGTAGGGGTTGCCTAGAGCCACTCCTGGAGACAAACTCATGTCCATGCCCTGATGTGGTTTAAACGATGCTGCTCTTGATGCCAAGTCAGCATGAGCCATCAAATGTCTTTTTGCGTTTGAATGAACTCTGTTATCAGCGTTAGGGTCTGTGCTTAACTGACTTTCATAAAACTCTAGTTGCTTTTTGTAATGCGTTGACCATGAGTCTATTGTTTGCTGTGCAACTTGGGCAGAACGTTGGTAGGCGTTGTCATTTCCAATTTTCCATTTAATTTGGGCAGCACGTTCTGAATCTCTGTCTTCGAGTCTCTGCAAGTCATACATCATTTTTAATGTATTAATAGGGTCTTTCTGATAAGCGTCTTTTAATGCCGCTGAAAACATTGGGTTTGAACCATCATCTAGATTTTGCAAGCCATATTCAAACGCACCTTGGTTTTCGGTAATAGCATCAGTAAGTTCTTGTTGTTCTTTTTCATACTGCCTTACCTTGGCATTGTTTTCTTCTTGTGCCTGCTTAATAGCCATCCACTTTTCATCTGTAACAGTAAGAAACTGCATACGACCTTGGTCGTCTTCAGTCATAATTACAGGCTCATTGTGCCTACCTGTGCCAAGTCTCCACTGACCAATACCTGCTGGGTCGCCAGTATTTAAAGACTCTACCTTTTCAGCCATAGTCCTAGGATATCTACCCCAATCAATAGCCACCTCACTTTTTGTTGTTGGTGGGTCTGTTGTTGGTAGGGCAGCATCCTGATTAAGATTTTCAGTTTGATCTACGACTTCTGTTTCAGAGCCAGAACTTAAACCATTTTGTATATCGTTTGCTAATGTCATCCTTGCCGCCTTGTTGGGTTGTTGAAGCCAAAGAACGAACTAATTATGTGTTTCACTGTGCCTGGAACGTCTTCTTTAATGTCGTAGTTCTTCATAAACTCTTGATCACGAATCGCTTCCATAGTTTTAATATCGTCTTTTCTCATAGCTTCTTGCATCTTACGGTCGTGAAGTGCGTCTAGGCCACCAGAAAAAGTGTTCCCTGTAATGCCCTCAAGCCCACTTTTAATACCAGACAAAATGCCAGACATCATCTGACTACTACCACCTTTTGCTGACATCCTGCCTGCAAATGTTTTAGGTTGCTCTATGTTTGCTAATTCTTCGCTTCTATCAATCATTTTAACCTCTGTCGCAGTCCCCACATCTGAGGAAAGACTTTACTCGTGAACTCATTGCAATGCCTGCACAGAATGACACTGATGCAATAAGTGCTGTCCACCAAATTGTTCCAAAAAATCCACTAACTGATGCTAATAAGTAACCCATATCAATAACCTCGTTTCCTTAGTTTTTTTCTTGCTGCTTCATATGCATGATCACCACCCCTGCGAGCAGCAACTGCTTCGGATGGTGTTACTTTATTTGTGTTTACCTTAAAGTCTAACTCTGCTGAACGCATAGCACTCTTTGGTATAAACAATCCCATAGCCCAGAAAATACGCTTAATTAAATGCCCCACACCTAGATGCCACACTAAAAATGTAACACCTAATATTGACGCAGCAATAAATGCCCTGTCAATTAAATTTGCCCACCAAGGAGTAGCATCCCTAACTTTGGGCAAAGTCATTTGAATATCAGATGCAAGTTCTACAATCTCTTCTTGCTTGTCCATAGCAGACAAAGCCTCACCTTCAATCACCGAGAAGTCATTCGCTTCCAAAATGACCTCAAGGTGACCAATGGTGTCCGATGCGTTACTGCGAATCACTTCGCTGTTAGCACCTATTCTTTCCACTTGTGAGCATCCACCCACTAAGAGGAATAAAGAAAAGAAAAGAGACCTATTCACATTCCCCCCTTTATAAATAAACTTACCAGTGCAGAAGCCATTCCTGCTATTGCACCAATAACTGCTGATTTAGCCTGTAGTACCCATACACTTTTCTCAATGTGCCTTAACCTAGAGTCTATATTTTTAAGTTCACTGTCAATGGTGTCAAGGCGATGCAACACTAAGTTTGCATCTTTTTCCCAAGATTCGCTTTGATTCCTATTATTAGCCATTTAGAACCCCAATCCGCCTAGGATTCCACCTACAATATTTTGGCCCATTGACATATTGTTTTGCTCGTTACCAATAATTTGATTACCAAAATTCTGCCTGTAACCTGCCAAAGTTCCCTCAGCACCCATTATTTGACCCATCCAACTTTGTGAAAGTGCAGATTGACCAGCAATATTCATTCTTCCAAGTTCTGTCAGACCTGTCGCACTCCACTGATCAAAACCAGACAACTCAGCCCCTTGTCTTGCTGTAGTTTGAGCCAATCGCTCATTGTATGCTGCCTCTAGTTGTGCAGATGACTCGCCTACCTGGGTGTCTATTGCACCTAACATTCCCTGCCCAAATGTAGTGTGTGCTAACCCTGATTGAATGTTACGACCTAATGTTTGACCTTTCCGCCTTTCTCCAGCTTGACGAAGTTGTTGTAATGCGTCTTCTCTACCAGTTTGTAAATAGCCTAATTCTGCCGCATGCGACTCTGTTAAAGATGCCCTAGCAGACGCTGAGAGGTCTCTGAATTGGCTCTCAAGGTTTGCAAACCCCGAAGACCATCTTTCCCTGTCTCTGTCATACTCGTTCCACAGGCGGTCTAGGGCATTCTGATAAGGTCCAGTTACTGCACTTGACTGTCCATGTATTGCGTCCTCAATTGAGCCGCCTCCCAAAAGGTCGCCAATCGCACCAAATATAGCGTAATTCATTAAATCGTCTCCAGAACCATACAACATGTTGTATATCGCTAGAGATGCGAGTGCTACGATTGGGACTAACTTTCTTAATAAACTACGTGTTTTCATATTTAACTCACTGATTTGTATTTACCGCCTGATTGGAGGTCGACCGATATGTCTTCTAAAACCCACGATGTGCCTGATGCTGTTATTTCAACTTGGAAATCACTGCTTCGTTTTCTTAATCTAAACCTTTTGTTCCTGCCCTTAGACAAACTGAATGTCTCTAGCAATTCCTTAAGCGTGTCATCTTGGGTCGAATCTAAAACAACCGTGCTTGCAGTGTAACCGCTTGGCAGGATTTCAGTTGAAGTTAACGTGGATTCAGGCGGGACTTCTGTCTGAGCACTAGCAATGTATTTAGGCTTAGTGCCACTTGGCTCAAACAAACCCCAATAACCTTCATATTGACCAATATCTGGGCTAACACCACTAAGGCGTAATTTGTAAGCGTTGCCTATCGTCCATGTTCTCTCTGATTGATTTGCCGATGGATCGTCTAGAGTAAGTGTTCCACTCAGTGTGCTTGAAGCACCGCCATCTATAAATTCGACTTTGTTAATCGCAGCCCACGCCTCACCAGAAAAATCGTCTTCACTTATCGCAGTTCCAGCAACAGTTGTACCACTACCGCTGTCGTCCATAATAATTACTAGCGAGGTGTCTCCTGGCTCTTTACACGTCATGCTTAATAGACCTGCATCTTTAAATTGATCAAGGCAAAGTTTAACTGCTTTAAGAATAGCCTTTTTTGAACCTGCTGTGTCTGAAATGCCAACTGTTCCCGCAGTAGCAGAAGTAGGGGCCGAAGATGCCACGTTAATGTCTTTGTCAAATGTTAAAGTTACTGTGCGTGGACTGCTAGCGTTATCCACAAAAATTAGCGTGTCTTCGTCAAAGTCTGTTGTTGCTGTTTTTTCGCACACCAACTCAAGTCTTGCCCTTGTCTCATATTCCTGTGCTACGCTGCCGTCTCCTGTAGCACCACTGTGAGTTCCGCCTGATATAGCCGTTTCACTTTGAGAACCTGTAGCAGCACCGCCTGTAATAGCAAGCCTAGTTTCAGTTATACCGATTGAGCCACTAACACCAGATAGCACTTGAGCCATGTCTGCACCATACAAATTTAAAGTAGGCCCAGTTTGTGTTATTCCATCAAGAGTTGGAAACTCGTGGTTATCTAGCAAGACAACCATTTCAGTCATTAACAGTCGCTCGTTGGGAACAGTTGCGTTTAACGGAGACCATGCAAGTCTACTTTGAAACGCTGCGCCATTGCCATCGTTAGGTGAGTTGTTACTAGACGATTTAAGAGCACTGCCCGAAGCAGCACCGTCAGTAATTAAAACACCACTTGGAGACATCATAGATATACGACCTGATTTAAACCCAAGCCACAAGCCGTCTCTCTGACCTGAGGAAGGTCTGTAAAGACAGTGAGATTTAAGCGAATCCATCCGTGTGTCTGTAATCTTGATTGGCCACCAAGACTGCGTGTTTAAATGGTGAACATAATGAACTATCCCTGTAGGGTCTGCCTGCCTGTTGACAAACATAATAACCAAAAGCCTACTAGGATCAAACGCCAAGTGTATATCTACCCTCGAAGGACTGACAGAGGCAAAGAAGTTGTCAAGCCTACCAGCAGTTAAACTCTGTCCTCGCTGAATGTTAAACATGTTTGGCTCTAGCCTGTACACGCCATCTGCACTAGCAATGAAACAAGTTTTTTCTGGCCCTTGACACCATGCATCTGGTCCCATTACCCCAACGCCATTGCTCATCTTTACAAACTGGGCATCGGGCATCGCAGGGTCGTTAGTCATGTAAGTAAGTGTGTTCCTGCCTGCGACCATAAGACCAGAGTCGCCAAAGGGGAACAGTGCGACAATCGGCTCACCTAACTTGCCAAATCGAGTTGCCGAACCACCCGCTATAGCAGTAGCACCAGTTGTGTCACTAGCATCATAAGTCCAGTCTTCGACATCGCCAATTGTGCACATAAACCAGTTTGTGTTTGTAGTAGCAATACCAGCTAGCACAATACGACCGCCAAACCGAGTAATTAAAGTTGCCTTGTTTGTGCCTGCTGCTGGCAGACCTATATCTCCACCATCTGCTACTTTTCGCCATGTTTGTACTACAGGCGTTGTGGCAGACAGGTCTATCATGTAGTAATACCTGCCATTAACTAAGTAGACATAGTTGCCAAACTGTATGCCTCTCACTTTGTCAGATGGTTGGATTTTGTCTGCATTAGCAACCTGAAATTCAGATACCGAATGACTTTGGTCGTATGCAATTGAATGAGTGTTTCCATTAGCATCTGCGTAGTACACAAGACCGTAGGCAACGATTAAGACTTCTTGAACTAAAGTTGTATCTCTGTAGACCTCATATGTAAGAAGTAGTTGTATGTTCTGATCATCATTAACGCCCATGTCAGCCATTGCTGCAAAGCCCTGCCTAGTTCCTACACGCCTTCGATGCTCCCAGTTGTCCATTGGGAGTATGTTCATTGCTGACGTAGTAAAACCCTCCGCACCGTGCTGATGATTCATGCTGTCGGTGTAGCCGTTAATCGGAATGGGGAGTTGAGTCGTTGGCATTAACTAAGCCTCAAACAAAATCCAAAACAAGTATGTTCATTATTATCTAAAAAAGTTAATACTGTTTCGTTGCCACTACCATCGTACACAAAATAAGCACTCTTAGAAGATATACATCGTTGGATATTGCCACTGTTATTTAACGCCCAACCCACAACTAAATATGTACCTGCCCCAGTGAAACCTATGTCATTTACTTTTACAGTTTCGTCCGTGCCCATACTATCAATGTGCCAAGATCTCATCTTGCCGACACCCATAGAACCTGACTCATCAACACCTGAAAAAATGCCTCCTAAATTATGAGGTGTACCAGCAGTTGTTAAACCACCGTCATTTTCAACCTCAAATGTAACAGTGGTACTACCGTCACTTTCTCGCTTTTTGTGTTGAATTACTGGGTCACTACCAGAAGAACCTGTTGTTGAACTTAAAAGTATACGACCATGATCAGTGCTGTCTTCTATTCTTACACCTGAATCACTAGTATCAGTAGCCCAAGTTCCAACTTCTATTTTTTTCCCAGCAGCCGCAACAATATTGTCAGATGCAGTAACGCCATTGCATTCAACATCACCGTTAGCCTCTACAGTGAACTTAGCATCAGAGCCTTTGTGAACAATGATGCAATCGTCAGTATCG